TCAAAGAATTAAATTCCGATATTCTTTAGGTGTATTTCCTGTGTTCTTTTTAAAAAAACTTGTAAAATGAGATGGATATTCAAATCTTAGACTATAGGCTATCTCCGCAATACTCCAATCAGTATTCTTTAACAAAGCTTTAGCCTCTTTTACTATACGTTGGGCAATGTGTAAGGATGCATTTTTACCTGTAACCTCTTTTAGCGAATGATTTAAATGGTATTCGTGCACCGAAAGGCTCTCGGCATATTCTTGCGCAGATTTTAATCTTAAAGGCATATCGGTATTCTCTATTGGAAATTGTTGTTCCAATAGTTCAAGAAAGCGCAATGTTATGCGATGCGCTGCATCTATTTGCTTATTCTGAATGTTTACCTCAGGATGATTCTTAACTGCTTCATGAATGATTAATTGCAGATAATTTCGCAATTTGCTATATTTATAAATGTATTCCGATGACATTTCCTGCATCATTTTTCTGTATACATAGGCAAATTCTTCCAATGCATCGTTGGTGAGAAAGATAATAGGATCTTCATTCATATAGCATATTGGATATTCCTCCTTATTCCAAGAATGTATAAACTCTTCTGTAAAAACGCAGAACCAACCTTCCTGTTTCTCCGAAGTAGCTTCCCAGGAATGCGGCTTCAGAGGGTTGGAGAAAAAAAGTCCGGGACGGTCTACTTCAATTTCCCTGTTGGCATAACGTATTATTCCGGTACCTTCTGTAATAAGAGTGATTTTATAGAAATCACGACGATCGTAGGATGCTGTTACAGAACAATATTGACGGGGAAAGACATTAAAATGTCCCGCTCCATTATTTCTTTCTGGCAAGTCATTCTTTAAAGCAAGCCTATCATAAAATTGCTGTATACTTTCAACTTGATTCATTCAGCAAAGTTATAAAGATCTAATTGTTACGCAACCTACTTTCATCTTTTTACTTCACTTAGTCCATTAACGAAAAATCCTATTTATTTACAGACAGAAGAAGATATAACTTCAACGTGCTAAAGTAGTTAATTAAGCACGTTGAAGTAGTTAATTAACCGTGCTTAATTAACTACTTCAATAAACCCCATCCAGAAGGCTTGTAGATGGAGATATAAATATTTATAAATATAGCAAAATAGCTTTATCTCAATAAGATTCAATTCCGCATAATTCAGCTTTTATCATAGCAGTTACAGAATTCATTGGACTGTGCTGTAGATAGGACTTTATCTTATTTGGCTAACGCTTCCCACTATCAAGATACGTTCGGGACTTACACCCTAAAGTTATCGCCCATGCTGGGCGAACAAAGAAAAGCCATAAATCATTGCTGACCTATGGCTTTATACCCTTCTGTAAGTCCCTGAATATGGGCTTTTCGCTTCTATAAAAGGCTTTCAGAACTGGAGCGGCAAATGAGGCTCGAACTCACGACCCTCAGCTTGGGAAGCTTCAAAATATTTTATTATAAAGTCCTTATTATCAGACTACTATGATTGAATATTATTTATAAAAGAGCAACAATAGAGCAACTTTGGAAGAAATCATATAAAACAATTCTTTTCTATGGCTCTATAATGCAAATGTGGGAAAAATATCTGGAATGAGCAAAAGAGCGAATACCTTTAAATCACTCTGTCATCCGGGAGATCAATTACCTATAATCTTCTCAAAATCATCCAATACAGTCATATCCAATCGTGGAATACCTCCTTCCGTATTAGTTTCGGAAACTCCATATACGGAGAAGCTTTTACCAAGAAATTCACTTATTGCAGCATCCTCTCCTCTTTGCACTCGAATAGTCATAAAGGTTGCCATCAGCTTCCAATCAGTAGGGCCTATGAAAAAAGATTGAATAAAACGCCCTTTTATAGGAACACTTACCGCAATCTCCTTTATCCGTTCTATCATGGATACAGCTTCGTCAAACGTCATTTTACTTTTTTGTGGCAAAAATAAGACTAAATATTCAAACAGGAAAGTGAGCGATAAGAAACGTAAAAGAAAAATCGTGAATTACCCCTACCCTATAGCTTGATATCCTTTCTTTAGATAAATGTATCTATACATGGGGAGTAAGGTTATTGAATTACCAAGGAGAAATAGCCTGTGAATAAAAAAAACTGCAAATCAAATTTATTGCAATTAAAAAAACATTCTTATATTTGAAGATAATTTCAAAAAAAGAATATACAAAACATCAATAATTGGACTACAGATGCCTGAAATACCTGCATGGAAAGTAGAGGTATACTCAATTAGGTGATAAGATTTTATAGTTTACATTAGCGGCAATTATAATTAATACGATGTTAAAACGAGATGATTATCTAAACATAATTGAGGAGATCAGAAATACTGATAAAAAATCAATAGACGAATTTATAGAAAAAGAATTGGAACCTTTACGAATTGAAAATGATAATTTCATAGAAATTCTTTATAAAGACATTCATTATCTAATAAAGGACATTGATAAGAAAGGAGAGAATGATTTAGCAATTAAGGATGGAAGATTAATTATTGAAGATGAAAGTATAAAGCTGACAGGTTATCAATCTAGATTACACAACCTATCAATTTGGCTGCACCTTGAAGTCTGCAAAAAATTCATCGAGAAGAATCCATTGACATTTGCTGAAAGTATGGACAATTTTGAAAAGCTTTTTTTAGACAAACCTAATTATACCCCTGAATACAAATCAAAACTTGACAAAATAAAAAAAAGCCTAAAGGAAGAAAGAAAACTTAATTTAGGTGAGAAAGAAAACTTCTGGAATAAAATTCTTCATATTGATAATTTTGAACTTAAACCCAATATTGCAGGTATTGGAATAAACATTAATGAAATCATAAATAAATTCACTAAATAAGGAATGAGGATTAAATAAAATAGAAGATTTTTTTGGAGTCAGCGGAGAAATTCCTAGTAACCAAAAAGGAAAACCTGTTACTGCGCACATATCTTGCAATACGAACAACTATGGAGAATGAATATAAGCTAAACACAACACCTTTAAAATCAGAATTAGCCATTGTCAAACAATGGTTGTACGATGAATACTTAAAGTTGAATTGCCAAAGTGGCTTTTATTGCAATTGGGAGATCATAGAAAAAGGATTCAGTCAAAACAAGGTCTTTATTTACTTATTAAAAAATAATCCCGTAGGATTTGCTCTTTGGTGTGAGCATGAAGGGTGTGTAAATATGCAGATTTTGGCCGTATCACCTTCAATGCGTCACTTAGGTATTGGCAAAGCATTTGTAGAGATGCTATGTGATTTTTTTAGAATGAATGAAACTTTTGCTATAAAATGCTATTGTTCTCCAAAGGAATCAGTTTCTTTTTGGGAAGGAAAAATGCGATTTATTCAATATCCTAATATAAAATATTCAAAATCTGAACTTACATTTTATAAACCACTTATTCATACTACTCCATTTGCGGCTAAACCTAATCCTATCAACAAATTGGAACTATGGGATGATGAGCCACATATGACTAACCATAAGGCACCAAAGTGGTGTTGGAATATCAACGTAAATCTACAAAGCAATCCAATAATCCATCCTTGCAACTCCAATTGGAATCTAAGATTAACAAGGAATGGTGAGATAGTGAAAGATGACAAGATCAAATATTTCACCAATAGAATCAAGTCAATTGAAAAAGATGATTTTTTATATATTGACTCTTTACTCTAATCTCCAGGTAAAGTACACGTTGTAATCTCCTAAAGCTTCTCCGATTTTTGTATTCAAAAAAAATAAAATCAATAAACTTCGAAGAATTTATGCCGATTATTAAACGTCACTAGAGCAGTAGGGTGGGCTATACCTTATTTGATAGTCTCCTAATAGTCTGCGAATGTTTTAGGAGTTTTGAATATATCATTGAAGAATACTGTAGACTTTTGATATACTTCAATGATTCTTAAAATATAGGGTTCAGCCAAATGCATGCAAATGAAGCATATTATGACTTGAGCGATTAATTAAGATTTGTGTGACATGAGCAAAAACAATAAATCATTCTAAATATTATATGCTAGAACAATAAAAAAATAAATATCCATTATAAATTAAAGATATTTACTATATTTGAGGCCTAAAACAATAGATACCCTAATGGAAGCAGATGTTATTAATCGAAGAGCTACATTATTTGTCAGTGTACCAATAGTTATTAATGGAGAGACGTTACCTAAATTTGTGGAAGCATTTAACGGATTGAATCTACTACCTTCAGTAAACAAAGGGTTGGGACTTAAATTTACCCCCCAAGGTGTTGTGCAAGAAAATGTGATATCTTTGGATATGAAGTATCTTGATGAGACATTGAAAGTTTCAATAGGCCCAGATAGATTCGATATTGTTGGTACTAAGAGAAATGAATCGATGGATGAATTCTTGAAGAAAGTTAGAGATATCATAGCTGCTATATCAAAAACATATCCCGAATTTACTAGATTAGCACTATGCTCTACTCTTTTTTTCGACATGAATATTTCATTATTGAATAAAGTGTATCAAAAAATTGCTAGCGTACAGGACGAATATCCCATAGAATGGCAAATAAGAAAAATACTACGTGATAAAATCGAGAAGACTGGAGAAGTCTTGACAATAAACAAGGCTTATACATTATCAAGGAATATCACACAAATAGGGCCTGAAGATCCAACCGATCGAATTTTGCTTGATATAGACATTAATACAGTTGTTGGAAATGATCTAAAAATTCTTAATCATCAACAATCAGAATTCTGGGATACAGCAACCTCAGCAATTGAGGATGCTGTAAAATATTATAAAGATTTAATTTTACATGATTAATTTTTCAGATATAAATATCATTAGTCAGAAGACAGATATTATTGGGCAAACATCTGACTTTGACGACTTATTGAATAAAATTTCAAAAGAAAATTTGTCAATAGATGTATTACGTGAATACCCACCAAAATCAAAGGCTCAAACATTTTGGTGGATAGATGGCGCTGATAAGTGGATGGATGGCGCTGATAATAAGTATTATAATCAAATCAAACAATTGTCGCTTCCAATGGAAACGATGTCTGAAACAACATCGTTTCCCAAAATATTTCCATTGAACAATGAAGATTTCAAAGCAAAACACAGGGAATCTTTCTTATGCTTAATTAAATCTATACGATTTATAAGTGGAGAAGATAATCAGGCAACTGAACTGCTATCAAAACTGCTTACTGAAAATAAAGATGCCACACTTTCTCTACTGGGAGAATATTTTATAAAAACAATGTCTGACGAGAAGGAGGATGAGTCTTTATTAGTAAAGATTCTATCTATGTTAAGCGACTATGACTATGAAGAATTGTTTCCTGTATCACAAACTATAGTCTTGTGTGCCTTTAAGGTAAAATCGATCAAGGTTAAATCAGCTTCTTTTAACTTATTTGGACATTGGGGAAACAATGAAGCCCTCAATTTACTTCGTAAATATGATGAGCCAGAAGAACCGTGGCTTAAAATGAAATACAACGTTTTATTACATTCATTGGAAGAAAGATGCTCTACGCACGTAAAATAAACGATAACGCTTGGTTTGTTGGCCCTTCTCTTGATTCTGATGCAGTGTCAGAACTAGGAACTTCTGAACATACATTGTCGGTATGGAAAGTACCTGATGACAAACATAATCTAGATGACATAGCATTAGCATTGGCTTTGTCACGCGATAAGGTAGATGAGATGTTTATTGTATTTTTAGATATTGAAAAGCTTAAAAGTGAATATAGGTGGGATTTGCAATTAATTCCGCAAGAAGGGGACACCCATTATGAGGCTATGCGTAATCAGCATACCAATTTCAAGATTGAAGATTTTTGGGGGCAAGGTTTTTTGGCAGAACATATTAAGAAACTCCTAACTGATACTAACAATTATGTTTACTACGATGTCCCTACTTTAGAAAAATTGCTTTATGAAACCGTAAAAAAAAGAGTAATACCTAGATCCGAAATAAAGAAAATTGGAAAATGGAATTCATCTCTAAAAAAAATGGAAGATCAAATGGGAAAGCTTACTTAAATCAACGAATGCTTCTGTTGTAAAATAGTAAGATAAATACAATCAGAAAAGCTAGGAACATGTTACAAAGATAATACGATAAAAGCAAGGAGGCTGTGTCAAAAAACGATAAAATACTCTTGCTACAGTATACTACAACGAAAGTATTTCTATAAAATTAGAGTTTTTGGCACATCCTCTTAGTAAACTCAAGTATTAAACGCTAACAACTAGTGATCAAATTGGGATAGAGGTCCAAAATAACAGGATTTTGACATTCGCAAAAGATTGGTGCTCCAGCAATTTCGATCCCAAAGTAATGATATTAAACTAAAAGCAACAGTTAACACAGTTCATTTACTCTATTCTCGGAAAAAACCTTCTCACTTTTTAACCAATCTCCACAGTGCTCCCGGCCAACTCGTTTTCTCATTCAACAAAAAAAACAAAGCAATAATACCTACAAGCCAAGCGATAACACCCGTCCAAATCAGTGTAGTTTGCCACCAACTCAATTTCTTCTCCACAGGCACAGTAACAACAGACTGCGAAACACTCTTCTTACCAACATTGATAGTAGTCTGAGGCAAATATACAGTATCAGCTTCAGCCTTAGCAGTAGTCAGCAAATTGCCCAGACTGTCTAACGAAAATTTCAGTTTCATACGTTTAGAATGTTCTTCATCAAACCATTTGAGCACGACTTTACCGTTCTTATCACACTCAAGCAAAGCCCTGATTTTTACAGAATCTTCCGGCAAAGCATAAGGAACCAACTTCTCAACCACAATCGAATCGTACTTTGTCTCTGTACTAGTAGATGTTTGTTTTGCTGTTCTGCAGGAATACAGAAGAGCAAGCGTTAGTATGATGCCAAGCACCATACTAACGTACTGTCTTTTCTTTATCGAGTTTCTCATACGATCTCAATTGAAATGTTATCATCATGCTTGAGCAGCTCAACAAGCCTTTCTTCGTAATAGGTAGAATTCAGTACCATACCAACTTTCTTGTTTTGACCAACAAGAATACAGCCGGCAGTGTCTTTAGCTGTGTTACCACGATGGATCAGTACACCTTCAAATCCCGGCACATTTTGCAAGCGAGGCAACAACCGCTTAAACTTGGGAGAAACGTTCACAATTACTTTATACTTGCCTTCCGGGATGGCTGTTTGCCCCGGTTGTTTCAGCTTCTTAATCTCATCTAGACTCATGCCTTCATCCAATCGGTCGGTATCTTCCAGCGTATCACAAAAATATTCACCATCCATAAACAACTTTCCGATAGTGTAGCCGGGTTTCCGAGCTACACGTTTTAATAACAGCTTAATCATTTCGTTTCCTCCTTTCCTACTCCTTCTTCAATAGCATCACCGATATCTTTCCGCTTAGACTTCACCAAGGCAATGATTACTTTCCAAAGACTAAAGGAATACTTCACACCCTTATACTCGCAGATGTTTTGAAGAATACTGTCCACTTCAAACAAACATGCAACGCCCATACAAACAGCAGCTACAAGCGTAGGGTTAATCCCCAGAGGTTCACCGATAGCTTTTCCGATCAACCCGCCTAACACAAGGTAACAGATATAGTCGATCAGCTTGTTTGCTGTTCTGCGTCCGGCTTTACTGTTACGAATCTTTTCTCCCCTTGCTTGTGCCGCTTTAACTCCGAATCTAAAATCTACGGCCACCAAGATAACCGCTAACATGATCATCCATCTCAAATCCCAAAACAGGCTTAACATCTCACCCCCGAAGATGATAACCGATGTGCCTTTAATTACATTACTCTCTTCCATTACTTTTAAATTTTAGGTACCCCAGAAAGGCCACCTTACATACATTTTATTCTTTAGTATCAGTCACTAGACTTGCTTTAACCTCTACAAGTATCTGTTCAAACACAGTTACATGCGGGGTAATATCCGTATCCTGTGGGAAAGAGAACTGCTTGTTACCATTCTCCTGAAACATGAGACCTGCATACTCTTCTCTCTCCACTGTCTGTTTGTCTGTAGAGGTCGTTACTTCTTCGCTGACTTTCTTGTACACGTTGCAATGCAAATTCACTAGCTTATTACCATTGAGGTTATAATCAACATTGTACTTGTAATCTCCGCTTTCGGCTGAACCCACCACGGTCGTTGTTCTTGATTCTTCTGTAAACATGATTTTTATTTTTTAGGATTAATAATTTCATCTAGTATCGGGCATACAGCTTCCTGAACGAAAGCAAGAAAGCCCTCACGGATGTATCTGTTAAGGATAGCCGCTTGTCCCGCATCGACTTCTATCTCACCATCTTTATAGATGCTTCGGGCCAGCTCCAACTCACCCAAATCGGCGGTCTTTTGATAGATCGCATTGCCTAGTTCCTTACTCAAATCAAGGGTACTCTCCTTTCCCTCGATATTCTTTACTTCAATCTTTCTAAAATCAATCTTTGTCATTTTTATTTAATTTATCAACCATTAACAGTATTGTATGTCCAATAAGTGCCATTATACATGAATATTGCAAGACAGCCCCTATTTAGTTGTACGCTTGTAGACCTTTCACGATACCAGTCTCCATCATTGATTATATAACTGCCATTTACCCATATTCTGCCGCCTCCGTTCTTTCTTATAAAATACATTTTGCCGTTGCCGGGGTTAGATGGGAGAGTTAGAGTTATTTCACTATCTGCTTCTGATATGATGATGCCATCTGACACAGACAATGTTTGAGAAGTCCTAACCGTAAGTGTTCTTAGTCTAAATCCTGATATATAACCAGCTAAAATATTTATTGCGGTATCATCACTGTTCCCACTTACTTCAATCTGCAAACCGGGGTTTGTGACATATGCTGTACCCGTTGTTATGCATTTAATTGCAATTTTGCCTGCGGAAAGCTCTGTTCTATTATTAAATGAATAGTGGTAATCTGTTGAATAAGCAAAGGCGTTAAGAATAAAACTATTTTTATTCAGGTAGAGGTAAGGTAAGTCCGCAGGGTTTAAACCCTGTGGACTAGTACATAACCCTCCACCGTATATATACAAATCACCTATTCTTGCACCATCATTTACAGTAAGTTTACTAGTAGAAATATCCGTAGCTTGTATCTTCCGAGCTAAAAGCTCCGTGGTTATGATAGCGTCCGCATTAATCAAAGATGTTTTGATATAACCGCCTTCAACTATTGTACTGTCAAGCTTGGCAAGGGAAACGGCACTCAAATAAGCCAAACCTCCCAACGAATTCTTAAGCGTATCACTGTACGATTTTGCATTTGTCAGAGCCGTATTAGCCTTTGTTGTTGCATCCGAAGCGGCTGTACTGATTGCAGAAGATTTAGCACTGTCTACGTATCCCGTAGTCGCCTTGCCGTTAATTGTACTCTGTGTACTGCTATCTAAGGAGCTGAACGTCACTTTCCCGGCAAGGCTAAGTGTTTGGCCAAAAACAGATATTCCGCCCGATGTAATGCTAATACCCGCTTTTATTTCGGTTGTTGTTGGGCGCAATGCGATGGCCGCATCAACATCTTCCGGGGCGGGCGTCCAGTCGGTAGCTTTATTTCCGGACTCCAATTTAATCCAGTCAAATGACCAAGAATCACCAGCGCTTTGATTACTAATTAGGTATATCCCTATTGTTCTAGTTGAAGTGCCAGTGGGCACAGTTATTGTTTTTGAATACCCATCGACAATTTTCGGGAGTGCATAACCGCCATACGAGCCTGAATTAAACCATATCCCGAATAGTTTGCTACCTGGTATATTACCTTTAATTGTAACGGTTAATGTCTCGCCAATTATAAAATCCCTAGAGCAAGTCCAATAACCGATATTATATGAACTGGCGGATCTTGATATTTTACTATTTAGCAATAAATTCCTCCCTCCAACCTGCACATCGTTAACAGCCGTTGTAATCTGACTTTTAACCGTCAGGTTGATTGCATCAGGGGTTATCTTCGTTTCGGCAGATATTAATCTGGTATTAATGCCCGTAACTGTTGTTGAATCGGCTTTTAATGCAATCTGATTATTCAGTTGGTTGATACTCGTTGAATGGGAAGTAACCGTATTACCGATTGTGGTTGTTCGAGATACGAGTGTACTTATACTTGTCTCGGCGATTGTTAGACGGGATACGGCACTGGTGACTTGCGTTTGTACTTTGGAAATGCTCGCATCCACATCTTCAGGGGCGGGCGTCCAATCGGTAGCTTTGTTGCCTAATTCGACTTTAACGTTGCGAATATGAGGTTTAACTCCTGTTCCATAAATGCCATACCACGACAATATACATCGATCTCCATTAGGGTCATTTTGATGGTAACTAAATAACCCTACAGAATAAAATCTTTTCCATTCCGTGGTGACAGAGAAAGTATTATTTATATTTATTCCGTATCCCCCTAAGCTATAGAAGTTAATAGTGCCCGATATATCAGCGCAAACATCAAAAGAGAAGGTAAATTGCTTATTCAGATTAGCAATTGCTATATCGGTGATTTCTATTGAAACATATTCTCTGGAGCCAGATCGTTCTATAGCGCTATTTAGCAATAAATTTCTCCCACCGATAGTCAGCTCATCCATCTTACCATTCACATATACCTTCGTAGTGGCTGTTACTTCCGCTACGATGAGTTCTGATTCAACGGCCAGTTGTGATTGTACCTCCTTTTTTATCGTTACGGGATCAACCATAACGGTAGTGAAAGTAAACCGCTTTGTTGCGCTGAAGTTCTTATAAGTAACAGGGATGTCCACATAGCCCGAGCTTGCCAGAACGGATGTTATGGTGATATCCATGCCACTCTTGGTGGCCGCACACCCTGACACAACCAGCGTGCCAATGGCAGGGGTGACGCCATTTCCACCCACCGTAAGAGAAACTTTTGTCTTAGCGGTGGATAGATCAGACACCACGCCTGAACTGTTCTTGGTTAAGACGATGGATTCGGGAGACAAAGAAACGGAATAACCGTCCTTTGCCGCCCGCTTAACAGTATAGGTGGTTTGAGCCAGTAGTGCCATTATCCCTCCAGTTGTACTCCGAAAGCTGTTTGAACTCCTGTCAATAGATCACTCTCTGCAATATCAAGGGAACGTCCCGTCTTGTATCCGGCTGTACCCCAAGTGTCATCAAGCGCTCCGGCAGCGTTGAATCTGAAATGCTTGATTGTTTTGCCCACGAAGAAAGAATCCGCCATCCGTGTCGCTCCCTGCCGAACCTGAACTTTAACTGTGGCAATACCACCTGAGACCACCCCGTCACCGTTGGGGAAATCAACGTCAATCTCATACGGATCGGACATATCCACGAAAGATACAAAGTCCTCAACACTCTTATTATAAGTGGAGCTACCCGAATCAGTGTCTTTGATGGAACATTTGAATGTGGCATAATTGATAACCGCACTGGAAGGAATGACGATTTCATTGGTGGTGTATCCCGTGATTCCATAAGTGGCCGCATTAGTAGAAGTCAGCACAACCCATGTTCCGCTCTGATTAATAGACCAGGTATAGGTCACACTTGTGTTATCAATAGATGAGCCTCTCCACAAGTCACAGTGGGCCCTCAGCGTGGAAACTAATCCGTTCTTAAAGATTGTTCCCAGCGGTGCGGAAACCACCGCAATAATACTCGCACCGTTATTTGTCACTTTGGTGAATGTCATGGCCGCCTTAACGGGCATCTCGGCCAATGTGTTCGGCTGAACATAGATGCCCTCGCATTCGATTTTCATCTGAGAGATGCTTGTCATATTGTTCTTTATGGTCAGCGCATAGGGAGAGGAGGCGGAAGCGGTGGCACCAAAAGAGGTCAATGTTGCACTGTCGTTTATCTTCCACGTGGGAGCCTTTTTAAGTTTCGCAATCTGATCGCCCGCCTCTCCGGCTATCAGGATACTTGGGGTGATAACCAAAAACGGAGTGGCCGAATAGTTCGGTACATACGTTGAAGGATCGGGAGTGAATAACTGCGTCATCGCCTGATTGGATTGTAAGACGAAATTCAATGTCTTTCCGTCAATCAATCGACGTACTGAATACGTCTGTTGTGCTAAAATTGGCATAATTCTAAAATTTAGTAGTTAATATTCGATTATTTGTAACATCATAAAATTGAAGAATGAAGAACGTGTCTCCGGCTAAGTCCGAACCCGTGATATCTATCTTATGTCCCGAATTGGCATGAAGCTCGTTCCATGTGGGATCACCGTCCGTATTTTCGGATACTCTTGTCCATTTGAAACGTTGCATGTTCAGAGTCCCGGTTATATCCTCTTCATTGAAATAGACCCGTACGGAAAGCGTATGATTATAGATCTGATTTTCCCGATAGAACTCATATCCGGGAGTGGCCAGTTTCTCTATACGATAGCCCGTTCCTCCCTCGCTCACCTGCTTAAGCCAGTCGGCGGATGAATCACCGGGCTCTTCCGAGGTATTAACCAGTGCCAGCCAAAGACTGCCGTTATGGGAAACTCTGTCGTAATAGCTATAAGCCCCGGCAACCCATTCGCCTTTATCGGCAGGAATACGAACGGAAGTGTTTCCCGTTTTCACGTGAAATTCACCCGTGAACTTATTACCGGAAGGGCTGACAACGACAGCTTCTTTGCCGCTCAGGTCATAGGAATCAATACCGTCGTATTGGTACTCAGCAGGTGCATTGATGCCATAAGCGGTTTTATATAGTGCGGATTGGCGGCTTGTGTCAGTTCTGTTGCCGAGCTGTATAATCTCATCCTGAGCCGTGGGTACTCCCAAGCCGTCTACGTCCGTTTTGGACAGATCAATATAATCCGTTCCGACAGCTGTTACAAGTCGCCAGTAGTATTTCATACCCTGACCGTTCCAACGGCGGCAGATGGCCTGATCATCAACGGCGAATGGATTAGTTATCGTGCCTTCATCCGTATCAAAGAAACAGCGATAAACATCCTCCGACTCTTCAACCTTTTGACACGTCATACTAGCGCAAGAGAGCAGCATGGCACCGCCCACACTCTTGATCTCCGCAATACTAAGCTTGTTGAATATGGCTTCTTTACGAACCAACAAACGATCTACTTCAGCCTCCGAATCACCCGTTTTAGGATTAACCTTTATTCGATAGCCCGAACCGAATTGCCCCGGGGTGTGAGTAGCGTTCTTGATCTCACCTGCCGTTAATGTTTCGCCGACGGTCAAATCTTTATCAACCAGCAAATCCTCATTTACTGTCACACTCTTTTCGAAGATGCTGTCTGCTTTAGAGATTAGTCCCTTTGAGAATGTGATTACGCCTTCTGCAATATCATCCTTCAAGCGGCTTAATGCTCTGCTTGCAATTTCTGCCAACGCCCTGAAAGAGGACAAAACATTTCTATCCGATAAAGAAGTATTATCGTTTTGACCGATTACGTATACACCGCTCCCACCAGAGCCAGTATAAGTCTGTCCCTTGTAAGTGACAGCATTCACTTTCTGCTCTATCTCTGACAAGCGGGAGTAAGAAGCCGTTTCCCCGACTGTATAAGTTGGGTTGTCATAAGGGTAATCAAGATTATACTCAAAGCCTATGATTCTTGATACTCTACCCGTTTCAAAGTATGCGGGATTAATAAGATTTACTTTATCACCCACAGCGAAAATTCTTTGGGTACCGCCATTGTACATGTATTCAGAAGACATTTTGCAGTCGTATGTAGAAGGATCAATCTTTGTCTTCTCAACATAAGCCAGAGCTTTCTCCTTTAGTTCTTGTTCGGCAGCGGGAACCATCGTGTCAGATACTAAAGACGTGTCAAAGCCATAAAGGACGTAAGTATCTCCTATTTGGGGCTTTAACGTATCGTTAGGTAAATTGATGCCGTAATCATCGTTTCTTACAATCTCGAACAACTGTTCTTCTGGACTAGTGCCATTAGGATTAAAAGCAATTCCAAAGTCTAAGCCATTTAATAAACCGCTAGAAAAAACGATCCTTAATTCTACTCCCGCAAGCACATAGTCTTTGGAAAAGGTCAAACCTGAATCTCTGAAACGATAAGCATTCCAATCCGTAATAGTTGTTGTTCCATCTGCGTTTTCTGTAGATGTATGCTTAACAACGGTTGTAACTTCCGATATGGTACCCACTCTTCTAGGATAGACATCATCAAAAACAACTATATCCTCAACCGCTTCTTCGGTCGACATGTTCTCGTAAGCATCTATGTAGGGTGTACCTGACGGTAACATTAAGCGTTTCTGCACAACACCGTTTACCACAAGATTTTCATCTATCGGCCTGTAATTAGTAGGAAGATTCCTAGTTGAACCGAAAGCGTATATACGGGTTGCATAACTGGATTGGCTGTCACTTCTGGTCATTGAAGAAACATTCACCCCATATTCAAAATCTACAGGATCTCCATACTCGCAACGTCCGAAATGGATGATGTTATCCGTTATCCACCATTCACAGTCCCAGGTATCGGCAAGGTTAGTGAGGGCATCAATGAGATTGGTATTGTCATAAGATACAAGCTTTGCCGAGTTCTCTACAGTACTGTCTATTGAAAACTCAAAAGCTGTTCCTTTGTAAGTATATCCCAGAGTGGAAAGGTTTGTCAAGAACACGTTAAGATGAACGGCAAGGGTGGCTGTCAGGTTCCAGCTCGCTTCGCTTCCTCCAGTATCAGGAGTATAGAAGAACTTTTTATTCTTCCACTTCCAGTAATAGGCATCTAGGCGAAGCTCGTAATCATACCCTCCTGTAGAATCGTTTCGAGTTGGCTTGTATAAGTCAATTAATTCAAATAAGCCTATCTCGCTATCGTCTATTCCATCACCTAGTTTAAAGTACACAGGACTATCCACGTTAAATTTTAGCGTAATATAGTCCTCTTTCATCAAAGTGAATTTTCTCTTTGATCCTCCATTTATGGGTGTAGAGAAGCGTATATTGCCAGATATGTCTTTAATGTCTATCATACCCCCAAAGTTCGGGGATAAAAAAAAGAAGCCCTAAAACTAAGGACTTCCAAACACGACAATTAAAATATTGTCGTAAATTAGGTTCTATCGGCAGGATTCGCTTCTTGAAATTTCACCGATAATTTAGAAAAGGTACGAAGCGTATTCATTGCAAAGGAGGTGGACTTTTGATAAGTAAGTCGATATATTTCTTCTCCCAAAACAGGGACTTTAATCTCAATTCTACCTTTTTCTAACTCAGCCTTAAATGCTTTGTATTTTAAAAGATAATCAGCCTGAGAAATGCCCTCAAGGTTAAACACCAGTGTTACATCTCGCTCATCCACTTTAGGATTATTATATGTCACCCGTTTGCCGTTTTCAAGACGGGATTTATTCTCAATAAACTCTTTTAAAGGAGAGGGAGCGAAAATAGCATCTATAAACCCCTCGCCTATTTTAACGCCCCATGTTTGGAGAGCATCTTTATTGTTAATTATCAAATCTGCCATAATTATAATTATTCACTGTTTTTTAAATGGCACTAATTTAAAAGCAAACCACAACAACCGTTAGGATAGCTATGCCATTTCTGTTTGCAAAACTACCTTATACAAAATAAAATGAGAATTTTATTCCACTCGATACACGACAATCCCTCTATCATCGTAAATTCAACACAAACATATTTCATAACCGTTTAACGGGGATATTTCAAGGCACTAGATAACCAGCAACAAATACTAAGAATATATACCAAAAAAGGCTTCTATTTTGACTTTATCGAATTTTGTTTCCCATAAAAAATCCGCTAAATATGTGAATTTCACAAATTAAGTTGCTATATTTGCATCACCAAAGAACGGTATATGAATGTTGAATTTGAAAAAGATTATTTGGCAGAGCTATACGAGAAAGGTAAAGTGATGGATAAGAAACATCGTTTTCAACCTCAAGTAGTCAATGGCTATTTAAAGTGTGTCAAAGCATTAATTAACGCCTCTCGAATGGAAGATTTACATCTATTCAGATCTTTAAATTACGAAAGGCTGAAAGGAGATAAAAAGGGACTTTCTTCCTTGCGTATAAATGACCAGTACAGACTTGAGTTTAGGGAAATAGCCAGCCAATCGAATCAAATGGTAATCGAAATATGTTCTTTAGTAGATATTACAAACCACTACAAGTAGAAATTATGGGAACATCAGCAAACAATCTACAGTCATTCCGCCCGTACCATCCGGGAGAATTGGTAAAAGAAGAATTGGAATGCAGGAATATAAAGCAAAAGGATTTCGCCAGAAAGTTCGAGTTGTCTTATACTGCCCTCAATGAGATTCTAAATTCAAAGCGTCCTATTACTACAGAATTTGCGCTACTTTTAGAAGCTGCGTTGGGCATAAATGCCGATTTGCTTGTGAAGATGCAAACTGAATATAATCTACAAATAGCTAGAAAAAACAATACGATTATTGAAAAAATAAATAAAATCAAGCAGATCGCAGCCATATTTTAATAAAAGGCGGGGAATTCCGCCTTTTATTTATGGTAAAGAATCTGTTTCCCTACTCCTATCTTGACACAAGCCCTTTAGTATTACTTTCTATCTTTCCGAGTCTCTCGTTAACACTCTTCAATTCTTTAACCGTAGCTCCTGTATTTTCCCGTATTTCAACTGTCTCCAGATATGTATTTGCTAATATAGTTCGTGTTTCATCCGCTATATCTTTTGAATCCTTGCTTACAGTCAGGTATTCTTCTGCCTTTATAGTCAACATGTTAAGTGATTGAGACTGTAATACGCTTTGAGCTTTTAGTTCTTCACCTGTTATCTGCACAGCAGCAAGCCTTCCACTTACTTCCTCTCCTGTATCTTGGCTTATAGTCTCATATCCTCCAGAGGTGGAACTCTGAGAAGAAGAGGAAGATGTATCCCAACCAAATGCGTCGATAAGGGATTGTCTTTGAGCGATCATGTCGTCAGTGATATTCTGTTGCTGTTTTTTAAGCTCCTCCGCTTCATCTGGAGTTATTTTATTATCATCTTTGTAGGCATCCGTCCAACTGTCATACAAAGCTTGTATTCGGCTTTTAAAATTGTCCGCAAGCATTGCATTAAGAATTGATTTTTGAAGATAGGACTCGAAATCATCGGCAAAATCTTCTGCGTCTGAATTCATATCGGACAAAGTATCAAGGAAACTACTATAGAAATCATCGAAAGATGTCTGAGCCATAGTTTCCTGCCATTGTTCAGTTAGTTCCTGCAAAGCTTCAGCGTCATCTATATACGCATCAAGCCATTCTGACTGATCATATTTGCCACTATTTATCTTTTCCCAAATATCTGGAAGTTCTTGCAATTTTGACAAATCTTCCGAACTTAACTTCCATAAATCCCCGGCAGATGATAGTTTTTTACCTACATAGTCAGATGCTTTTTCCCAATCGGAGGCATTAAAGGCGTCATTTATATAGTAATCGTTAGAATGATGTGCCCCGTGATACCCCATCTTAGCCTCTAACATTTGACGATCATTCTCTATCTTTTGTGTTTTTTTTTGATAAGCATCCGTATATAGTTCAGTGGCACTTTCACCACCCGATTTCTCCATTTCTGTGGTTAACTTATCTATCGCATTTATTAGATATTTATTGCTATTTGTTAATTTATCTACTAGCTCATTAACCTCCTTAGCGTTTCCTCCTACTCCTAGAAAACCAAGTATCTTGTTATTAAGCCCTAAAGACATCAAGTTTATCATCTCACTAGAACTTGATGTAACGGACTTGACTATAGTTTTGAACACATCCCCGGAAAATACATCCTTTGTCCCATTTACGATAGCATCTCCAATGCCATCAAGAATAGATCCAAAGAAATTGCTTAGCCCATCTTTTAGAACATCGATTATAGAGGCTATCCATCCTACTACAGGTGCATTTTTAAGCTTATTGGCAATATCTCCCATTGCCCCACCCATTCCATTACCCATCTTAATAAGCCCCTGATAAGCATCGTTAAGCCCCCCTGATGATAATTGCGAAAGCCCTTCAACGACTGAACTCATTGATTTCTGCAAATTAGATGCCGTATTGGTAACAGTCTGTTGAGCACTATTAGCGGCTTCTTCTTGAGACTTAACATTAGTGGATGATGCATCCGCATTTTGTTGCGCTAGGTCAAGAGTGTCCTTCGTCGTTTTTTTCTCCTGATCAGAGCCATCCTTTAATGCTTTATTATAGTCTTCCTGTGCCTTCTTTAAGCGTTCTATAGATTCATATTCTTCAATCTTAGCCTTTTTTAGCGAGTTGATAGCTATCTGATAAGCCGCCATGTCAGTTCCAAGCTTCTTAAAATTAAGAGAACCACCTTCGCTCATAGACTCTTCCATCTTATTTATAGCGTCAACCAACGTTTTCTGATCTGATGCCCCTGATCGCTTGAAGTCCTTTGTATTGGTATACTCTTTAGCCTTTTCAAGTATAGGCTCTGTTATACTTTTAAACATCCCCCCGAATTCACTGAATACGGAAACCCAATCAATATCCGCCTTTATGGATTCTATATCTACCTTTCCAATTGCGGATATTTTCTGTTCCTCTAAAGACTTTTTCTGCCATTCGTTGGTTGACTTAGCTATTTTCTCATCATATTCTTGAGCTATAGCAAGTTTCTTTTGTTGGAAAGTCCCATATTCTTTCAGGTAGTCATTCATGACCTGTATGCCTGTTGCATTCTGCTTGTCTACCTCCTTTCCATACTCGGCAATGGCCGCCTTATATTGTTCGTTGAAGTCTTTTATTTCAGCATCCGACAAAGAGATGCCTGAAGCATCAAATGACTTGCCTTTATTTTGAGGATTAGATTCGAAAGCAGAACGGGCATTATCTATTTTCTCCCTAAGACGATTTTCTTTTTGTCGATCAATAGCCTGCATCTCTTTCTCAAAGTTTAACTCCATCTCATCTATGGTCTTCTTACTCCCATCATCCATAGATTTAATGCGGGCTTCATCCGTTTTCATTTGTAAATCTTCGGCCGTCCGTTGCTCTTCTAAAGCCTGCTTAGAAAGAAGAACATTATATTTATCTGTTTCTTTACGAAGCTTTTCTTCCTGTGATTCAGCTTTCTTATCAGCCTTTCCCGTAGTGTCGTAAATGGCTATGTTTTCATTGGCTTTTTTAATGTCGTCAGTCGCCTTTTTATAAGAAGAAACAGTTTTGGCATCTATCCCAGTTGTCTTTCCCGCTTTAAGAAGCTTCACCGTATCTACCGAAATTGAATTTATTGTTTCTTGGGAATCCTTTTTTAATTTATCCCAATAGTCCTTATCTAGCAATGTCTCTTTAGATGCTGAGTTTAGAGTTTTTAATTGACTCGTTATTTCCCTTAATTGTCCTTTCTTAGCTGATAATACCCCTTCCATTCCATAGAAAGAACCATTCTTATCCGATTGTTCTTTCTCGTATTCCATCTTTGAAATCTCATCCTTTAGTACTTTTTCCCTAGCTTTCAAAGATTCAGCTTGTACTGATTTAGGTTGTGATCCGAATTTTGCTTTTTTATTTATCTCTTCAAGTTGAAACACATAATCTTTTGCTATACGCAGCTCGGCTTCTTTAAGCTTTACCAAGGGATTATCGATGTCCTTTAGATTCCCTTTTGCGGTTTTTGACTTCAAATCAGACAGCTCTTTCTCACGCAAAACGACACTTGCCTTTGCCCCTATCATAGCCTGATTATTTTTCCACTTCGCTATTTCTTTGTAAAGACCTAATTGCTCTGCTAATTTTATTGATTCTATATCCATATTCTTAAATATGGAAGGCATCATTTTTTGAAGTACATCCAACGCCTTTTGCTTATCGTATTGAGTACTAATTTCATCTTTTATGATCCCGATTAATTCCTTCGCCGTATTCTCATATTTATTAATAGCACTAGTTTGGTATTCTATAGACGAATTAAGTTTTGCTTGCGCTTTTTCAGCCTCTGTGGTAGAATCGGAGAAAGCCCACATTGCTGTAACTACAGTTCCTACGGCTACAGCAACAGCTACATAAGGATTGGTAAGCATTGCCGAATTAAGAGCCAATTGAGCCCTTCGGGCGAGCATCCGAACATTTGTTAGTGCGATCTCTGCTAATGTATGTTCACTTGTGGCCATAGTTGAAAGCATTACAGCCGTACGATACAAACCATAAGTACCAATCAATCCTACCAAGACTTTCCCTACGGTCTCATAGCTCTGGATCAAAGATGTGGTACCCTTAATAGCTCCCATGATTGCGCCTTCCCCGTCTGTTCCAATCTCATTAAAGACTCTATCCAAAGCATCTTGCATCATGGAAAGTTGCCCATTGATAGTTTTAGAGGCGTTTTCTGACATCTTGTAGAACTTGCCACCGGCACTTGTTGCATCAATAAAGGCCTGCTGAACCATTTCAGAAGAAACCGCACCTTTCGACATTTCATCTTTGAGCTCTGCTATACTCTTACCTGTCTTTTGGGCAATAACCTGTAATGGATTGAAACCAGCATTAATCATTTGGTTTAAGTCCTGCCCCATAAGCTTGCCTGTAGCAGACATTTGAGAGAATGCCAGAGTTAAAGAGTTAAACTTCTGAGTGTCTCCCATTGATATATCACCGATGGCTTTAAAGTAAGTCGGAACTTTCTCTGCCTCAATATTGAAGCCAAGCATCATTTGTGTGGCGGAAGAGATATCGGTTAGCGTTAAAGGAGAAACCGTTGCATAGCTTTTTACTTCTGCGAGCAAGGTATCAGCCTTTTCCTTACTGCCAAGCATTGTGTCTAATGCAATTTCTATCGATTCAAACTGACCTTTGACATGAATGAGTTCTGATCCTAACTGTTTTAATGCAGCAACTCCACCTATTACGCCAAGCATCTTGCCGAAAGACATCGACATACCACCATTAGCATTTACTACATTCTTTGCGTCATCTTTATATAGTGAGTATTCATCCCTGAGTTTCTTAACTGATAAACGGGCATTTGATTGTTCGGTCTGTAATCCAAAGAGAGTTGATTTTTCTTCTTGAAGCGCCTTCTTTGCAGCATTCAGCTCACCTAAGGCCGAATTTGCCTGCAATGGGTTACTGCGGACTTTCTTATAAGCATCAGATAAATTTCTAACATCAGCTTCAATATCCCGGATTACAGTCTTCTGATTGATAATCTTTTGAGTAAAGTCATTTACAGCCTGAGAACCTTGATAGATTTTATTTTTGAAGTCATTGCCCATAACAGCTCCTGCCTTAGCGGCTTCTTCGACCATTCCCCGCATTTGCTGTTTGGCTTGTTGCATCTGATTGTTGAGTACAGCAACAGCCTGTGGAGCCTTATTAACGTCCATAGACTTTATCTGTGTCTCTAATTTCGCTATCTCGTTACGTAGCCTTATAACTTCTTGGTAATCGCTACTGACTTTAAAGTATAATTTTGCCATTACTTTTGCCTCCTTCTTGATGCCATATCTTTGCCTGAACTTTCTTGTACTAATTCGCCTGTTACTTCGTGTAATTTATCCTTTTGCATGATTATCAAATTACGGTAAGGGATCACCTCAAAAACTTCTTTGTAAGACAAATGAAGATTTTCCATGAATGAAGCAATTTGCCCTAACATCGTATCGTTTCCTACAACTTCTCCTTTGCTACTATCTTTGCGGCGCTCTTCATGGAAAGCGCATATTCGAAAAAACTCCCGCCATTAATTAAAGGAAGAACTGTTTCCCATGCCTCTTTTATATCCCTATTCGTGGCTGATTGGAAGGCTTTACCTACTTTGTGAGCTTTCCATCTCCAATTGCGTGTGTCACCAACTATCAATGCCGAAAGCCCCTTAATGATGTGTGGTATGTTTTCAGGGATCTCCCCGATGACAGTCAATTTACTATAATTGCCATCCAAACCTATCTTGGAAAAAGCCGAACATGCCCGGCAGATAACTTTTATTGTTGGTGGATAAACTGTATAATACTTATCCTTTATGTGTATTGTGGCGAAGTCCTCACCTAGTAGACTATCCGACACTAATTTAGCTGCTTCATTCATACTTCTTCAAATTTAAAACGGGTGAGGTGATCTAGCCACTCCACCCGTCTGTTATCCTAAAAATCAATCTTATCCCTTTGTCACCACTTCCGAATCATCAAACCAATATTCGGAGCGAACGCCATCAATTCCCGGTTCCAATGCTACCCCTGAGAGAGCTAAACCAATAGCCTTATCCGTATTAGCCTCACGAGTTGTCACGGCTCCTTTAGGGAATACACACCATTGATTATCTTTCGTTTGGAAGATAAGGCATTTGTATGTTTCAACAATGCCACTGGCACGTTTCCAACCTACAACCTTATCCCCGTTCTTGATAACATCACCGCCCATTAAATCAGCCTTTGTTTGATAGTCATATTGCCCGATGGTAAAGGATGCCTGAATATCCCCCATTTCGATATCCTGACGGTAATTCTGCCCTGTCAAAGCGTTCTTATAACGAGTGGTGCTTGGCTCGGATTCCTCCAAACTCCATGTGTCACCATGTACGTTAGAAATCTCATGCTTTGCGGTGGCTGCGGCATCTATGATCGCTTTCAAAGCTGTGCCCGTAAGGTCAGCCGCAATTACGCTTGTCTCAGCGTATAAAATTCTTTTAATACCTGCTGCTGTAATCATAATTATTTTACATTTAATACTTCAAATAATAGTCTGCAATTCACATAATGACACTTTAAAGCAGTGTCCGCTTCCCGACCTATAGAATTAATTGAATAGCGATAACAAGTTCCATCATAAGAACTTACGACATCATCCAATATCGTTTGAGCTTTTCTTTCAAGCTCGCCAAGACGAACGGAATTAGCGGAGTTCTCGCTTGAGTCAGGAACGCAAATATTTACTTCTACAAAACCCTTCTTCCAGTAAGTTCCCAGAGTTTGAGCTTTGGCATGAATGACAATTCGTTCTTCTGTAACCTCACTCGTAGGCGTTTTACCATCTGGATAAGTGTAAATGCCGAAAGCTTTGCAGTCACGATAAAGGATATTTGCTATGTCACTACTTACTATCATTATTCAAATTCTTCTTTTAGCCGTTTTTCAGCATGTAAGGCTGTACTACTTAAAACATCAAACTTCTTGGATTCTACGAATGAAGCGTATTCCGCTTCGTTTTTCAGAGTTAACCCCTCCTTGTCTACCTCGTAATCATTGGATGCCCTCAAATGTCCTGTATGGTCTTTATAGTTACCATGTTCTTTAGCGTATTGAACGGCTTCCTCTCCTATCTCATGCTCTTTGGCAAGTACTCTGGCTTCTTCCTCCTGAAAGAAGGAATCCACATCGGAAAAGTCGAAACCTACATCCATAGCTCTGAGTAGTTAAAGTAGTTAGTTGACTTGACAGCGTAAACCGTCCCTTTTCCTCTCACCATATCCCCATCCATACATCTGACTTCATCATCTGCTTTAAGATAGACTTTCTTCTCACACACTACATGGTAGTTAGGTCTGTACACAGAACCGTTCTCAGAAGTAAACTCTTTGGTTGTGTTATCATCACAACGGCATCCGCATACTGTTTGCCAGCTCTCACCGCCTGTACCGGGAATTGGTTGCCCGTATTCGTTATGATCCGGCTCGGTGGTAACTTTAACTTGTAATATATGAGGGGTGAAAATCATAGAAATGTTACTTTAGGTTTATTACTCAAATTATCCTTTAGCCCGTACTCTTTGCAAGCCCATGAATAGTAGTCCTTAATGCCCTGAATGTTCCAAGACATTGAAAATCCACTTTCTGAGATGGACTGCGCACGGAGTAAGAGAGAAGGGACGAACTTCGCAATGGCAACATCTGCTTTGAGCTTGTTATCAGTAGTCACCTCTTCATCCAATCCAAGAGAGATATCCAAAAGGTCAGCCTCCGACAATTGAATGCCGAAGGTTTGGAACTTTTGTTTTATGTAGTCACCTATTATCATGCGTTCAGAGCTGATAAATCGAAGTTCACAATCTGCGTAGGATTACTGATTTGAGGAATCCATTCAGCAGCATACTCAAGATAACGGCCGTTCTTATCTCTATACTGGGAGATAAGCATATTACCGTCCGCTCCTGTATAAGTCCGCCCTTGAATAGGGTCAGTTGCTTCATACGGAGTATGGAATCTCATATAGCCAATCTTATCCTGCGGTAAGAGAGTAATACGATCATCGGCATATACAGCCTTATTTACCCCGGTTTGGTCTTTTACGTAATCGTTTTTGATTTCGATAGCGGGAAGACCGATACCTGTGAATACCTCAGAAGCCATTTGCGAAGTGATAAGTCCACCAGCCATATAGAACTGATTAGAACCTAGTGTCATCTTAAACTTATCCCCGAATTCAGAAGAACCCACAATGTTCTTAATGAACGTTGAGCGTGTCATGATCATTTTAGAGAACGCTCCGTAATCAGCCGCCAAAGCATTAATTTGAGCTTGCAGATAAGTAATAAAAACATTCTTAGTAGCAGCCTCGGGAGTGATAAACTTAAGCGGAAGATCAATCTTCAACAAGTCTGTTCCATCAGGGTTGTTATCTTTGTTCTTCACTTCTGCGCTACCAGTCATCAGCAATGAGCCTACAACTAAATCCATTCTCTTATGAGCGGCCAACAATACTTGGCGATAATCATCATAGATAAAGCTCACAATCTCATTAAGAGCTGTGGTTTGGTCAGATGTCTTAGCAGCGTTGTATTTGTCAATCAGATCTTGTAATTCGGAAAGACGGTCAATAGACATTTGGTAAGCATCACCTAAATAGGCGATTTCGCCATAGCCTGAACCGATATTCCGACGCTCACGAATAGGTTTCTCTCCATAACGGGAATTGACAGAACCTGCCATAACACCGGTAACAGTACCGATATAATCCTTGAACACACGGGTAGTCGTTCTACGGAAGTCCAAATACTGCGTCCAATAGATCATATCTTTACGTGTTTGAGTAACACGGTTAATGACCGCCGATACTATATTGGGATCATTGAATAACGTATCAATAGTTAACATCATAATCTATCGGGGTTTATTCGTTAAATTGGAAATAAGGTAAGTTCGCTTTATCCTTATCGGAGAAAGGAATCACCAATTTATCAGGCTCAATCTCAAAAGCTCTCATTAATAGAGCAATCAGGTTTATGCCACTCTCAATCTTTTTCCGCTCGAATAAAGCGGAATTGGCTACATTCTTAGGAGTTGTACCACTAACGGCAGCAGCCTCAAAAAGAACTGCGTCTTTAGCGATATTAGCACCGAAAGCGGCTGCAATGGTCAACACATCATAACCAGCGTTAGACTTGTCTATCGCACTGACCTGCGCACCCTTTGATCCGTTCCCGATGAACATTCCTACATAGGCGAGAGAATTCTTTGCTATCTTGATAGTCAAAGCCTCTGCCCCGGTTGCGTAAGCTTCTATCACCTTTACATTTCTCACCGGGACACAAACCTTTGTTTTAAGATTTGCAGCTATGGGAGTGAACGAAGGTAGATAATCGCCTACATTCAAATTCGTCGTATCGAGCTTATAAGCTCCTCTACGGCGTACACCCGACTGCACATCATATCTTTCTTCAACAGATGGTTCGGGCGTTAAATTGTAAGTAAATCCTGCACTCATTTTTTACTTGTTACTTTGTTCTACAATCTCTTTAGTACCGGCATTGATGGCTTTCGCAATCTCGGTACTTTCTTTCTCAAATTTCTGCTCGGATGATTCCGGGCTTTTCACGCCTTCAAAGCCTACATTCGCGAAATCCTGTTTTAGCTCCTTGAAATAAGTATCCAAATCAGCATCCTCAGCAATAGAGATTTTTTTAGCAAATGATTCGGGAATACCATACTCTTTGGCTTTTGCAAGAACCTGCGTTTGGCGTGTAGCCTGTGATTCTTTCTGCTCAAAGCCTGCGAGTTTATCCGAAAGAGGCTTAACGGCTGCACTAACTGCATTGGCTATCATGGTAGCCATGTCATCTGTTTTAGTTGTCGGAGTAGGTTCTGGTTTCGGATCGGGATTCTCAACTGGCTTACCCTCTTTAAGGTTATGCTTCTTCTCGTAGTTTCTGACTGCGGAGTTAGAGGCATCCCCGGCACGGAAATCACCATAACTAGTTAGCACGTCCTGAAAACTAACTCCCTCCACAATGGTAGGTATTTGGCTTTCGTCCGTTACACCCTCAGCTCTCTTTTCAGCTATTCGGGTTAAGATAGCATCATCAATACCGCTAAATTTCGTTCTTAATGCTGCTAAAATCTTTTCTTTCATACCGTATGAATTTTAATTAAAAGTTTGTGGTATAAAAGTAACTAGGAAGTGTGTGGATGGGAAATTTTAAAAGGTGGGATATACGACAATGGGATTATTGTCGTAAATGGGCATAAAAAACGTGAAACCGAGTGGAATCACGCCTAAAGTTATCAAATAAATATCAACTTTATCTTTTTAGAGCTTTCAATTTCATCATTAATCTATTACCGTATGGAGTAAGAGTCCAATACGTCTCAGTATCCTTAGCAGTTTTTTTCCGCTCACTCATTTTGATAATGTTCAATGCTATCAACTGAACTTTTATGGTTTGAAAATCATCATTAAAAATAGAATAATTAGAAGGTTCAACCATACATATTCTACAAAGTTCAGGCCATAAAAATAAAGCTAGGTTTTTAGATAAATTATCTTCTGAGCATTCGTCAATCATCAGAGGAGCTAATACAGAAGTTATAATGTTCCATGTCGTGTTAACTGGATTTATTTTATCACCATCGTAATAATACTTCAATCTAATACTTATCTCATCATCTCCTTGTTGGAGTTTCTCTATGCCTTCAGGTTTACTTTCTTTATCTTTCGCTAATAGAGCTTTCAACTCGTCATTTTCTTTCCTCAATACCAAAATTTCTTTATTAGCTTCAGCAGAAGAAATTTCATCAGCCTTTACCCAACCTACACGAGGACTATTTTCGAACAGATAATCTAAGCTTTTATTGACTTTAAATGCTAGTTCATAAGGTTCTTTCCATGAGTCACATAATTTAGTCTGCACTATTTTTCTAAAACTTTCTAACTTTTCTTTTCCCGTATCAGTATTTTCAAGTTTGTCTCCAGGCAATTTAATCGGTTCTGCATGATAGAATGAAGCTATTGGTATGTTTTCGCTTATAGCATACTCAAATTCGAGTTGGGTATAACTCTTTCCTGATTTCGATTCTATTGATCCATAACGTCCGCCAATTATCAAAATATAGTAATCACACCTATCTATTAATTTCTTTATTACAGTAAACTGATCATCATTAGCAGCAGGGAAATACTCCATTCCCACCGGAAAACAGTTTTTGCCCAGTAGTGCTTCAATAACTTTTTGACGTTCTTCAATCAAATCTTGATATGTGGAGCTTATAAATACCTGATACTTCTTTTCCATAGTAATTGTCGATTTAGAGAGTTATATTCCCAGCACAATATTAGCGTCTATATTCAACTTTCGGCTAATTTCACGAGCTACTTTCAGGGTAGGTTCACATTTGCCAGAAATATAATCACTAAGACGTGAGGGACTAACACCAATCAATTTAGATAGAGATTTCTGGTTTAGATTCATTTCATACATACGAAGTTTAAGAACCTCCACCAATGAAGGTTCTCCCAAAGCAAAGTGTTCCTCTGAGTAATCAGCAACTAAGTTAGAAAAAAGCTCCAACTCGATACTATTCGGATCATTTAAAGGGGTATTGTCATCTACCAATGGAAGGAGTTCTTCAACTCTTTTAATAGCCCATTCATACTGAGCTTGATTTTCTATCTTTGTCATAAGTTCAATTTTAAATGGTTGAACAATCTATTTTATCATACTCTTTATGAGTACCAATAAAGCGAATATACACGAACTTAATTGTAAACTTGATAACAACTACCAAGCGATAGTTATTACCCTTTATATTGAAAACATAATGTTGATTACCTACGTTATCAACGCTATTAAACGTTTTCTTCACATCAGCAAAACAAGTCCACTTGTTTTGTTTGACTATTGTAGTCCACTCTTGCAAAGCCACCTTTACATCTGGATGGCTTTCTGCATAATCTCGTAGAGCTTGTTCTGTAAATATTCTCATTATTTACTCAATTTTCATTCGACAAAGATAAATATAAAATTCTATTTTTCAAAATTACATTCTAATATTTATAATTATATATGAAAAATAGCGGCAATTTGGAAAAATCACCACTATCTCATATTGTTTACAAAAGCATTATCATCAACCAATGACAAAAGCTCCTCTATTCTTGCCGATGTAATTCGTATTGTTACTTACTTTATACAGTCGGATTTAAATCAACCGTTAGCCCCAAAGCATTAACGATCCGATAGAAGGTCGCAACACTGGGAACGGTGGTGCCTTTTTCAATACGGGAAATATATGATTTATTAGCCCCGATACGCTTTGCCAGTTCCTCTTGAGTCAATCTTGCATTCTTCCTTGCATCAAGCAAAATTTGACTGGTGTAGAAGGCATAGGCTTCTTCATCAAACTTTGCACGTTCAGGTGTACCATGTTTACCAAATTCCTTTTCTAATTCAGCACTAATATCAGTCAGCATGTTGTTCTTTGTAGTCATAATACTCCTCCTTTATTTTTAAAGCTTTATCTATTTCCGAAGTAGGTGTTTTTTGCGTTTTCTTTTGAAAACCATTAAATAACACAACTACCTGCCCATCATCAAAGATGAAAAATATACGATATATGTTGCCATTATATTCGATTCGCAGCTCATATAACCCATCACGTATGAACTTTATAAACTTTATTGGTACTCGGTCGTATGTTTCCAACAAAGATAACACATACTTAACTTTCATCACCTCTTTTTCATTAAGGGAAGCAATAAAGTCATGGTAATATTGCCTGAATGCTATAATTCTGCGTTTCATATCACAAAGATAATGAGAGTTACACAATTATACAACTTATAAACGAATTATTTTATAAAAAAAATAGCGGCAACTCCGAAGAATCACCGCTATATGTTCTATTTGTCTCGTTACTGGATTATAACCCTCGTAATTTTTCTGACTAAGAAGCTATTTTCTGTTCTTTTTCTCCGATTCTATTATTCATTGCTGCTTGCTCCTCTTCGATCTCCTTTAACTCACTCTCTATGCGGTCTGCGTTACCGGCAAACATAATACCTTCCCTGCGTGACCAGATACCGCCTTTCACGGCTGTAGAGACTTTATCATTTTATTTTAATTCGTCCTATTCGCACTAAAGTATCATAATCACTACATATGTTTTTAGTACTATTCTGTATTTTATTAACCACATCATAAAAATGATCAGGACATTCGATTTCCCACTCTTCAGGCACTGTTTGGCGATTATTCTCCATGGAAAAAGTGTTGCCTGCTATTAAATCTTGAAAGACATCGATACTAACATAAAGATTCTTTCTCAATTTTTCAATATCTGGATTTACAAATTCAAATGTTGGATTATTTTTAAATCTAAAATAGAAATCATCTACTTGTTCTAAGTATTTTAAATCAAAACTAAACCCCGCAAAATTATTAGTTCTAAGGAAAGAAATAGACCCCTCAGGAGGCAAAACTTCTTTTACTATTTTATCATATAAATTCTTATCATGCAAAAGCGAATCCGCATCATATCTAAAATCTGTCTTTATCCACCTACAATAAGCAACTTTCAATAACACACATAAAATTGCTATGGATAACAATATCCAAATTTCAATAGGGTAGGTTAAAATAAACACTACAGATTCTTTGTAAGAACTTCCACCTATTATAGTATTTAATAATGCTCCTATTGAAGGGAGCACGAGTAAAATCAATCCTGAAATAACTCCCGCACCTACTGGATCACTCCATATTCTTTTTATAAATCCTTTCTTCATGCCAATTATTTAAAGTTTCCCTGCTAAATTCTTCACATCCTCCGCAGACTTCAGCTCACATCTACAGATTGTAGAACAAAAGTAAAAATAAACACATAATAATCACTTATATATAGAAATAAATTAAAAAATATTCTACTCCTCCTTATTTATATTTTGTTTCTGCGCCTCGATACTTTGCCATTCCTCTTGCTCTTCTTTGATTTGTGCAATTTCTTCCTCGATTTGATCTGTAATGCCTGCAAACATAACACCTCTCTTTTGCGACCACACGCCACCCTCAACGGCTTTCACGGCTGTAGAGACTTTATCATCAACATTATCCAATCGGTAAGGCACGATATCCACATCAATATCAATCGTTTGTGAAGCTTTGTCAAACTCATAAGGATTAATGGTACCCAAAGCAGATACAAGGAAGTTCACACGCCTTTGCATGAAGTCTCCTATTACCTCCGCATGGTTCTCAACTTGCAAGTGAGTGGATAAGAAGACATAGTCAAAAGCTACCCCAGATAACGCATTGCCAGATCCTTTCAATGATTCAAAACTGATCTGAGGAGTATTGGTCATGGAATAGGCTTTCTCAAACAAGGTTTTTAATTCGAGTTCTATTGTCGTTGGCACTTGATCCCAAGTCAGGTACGAAGCTCCTGCGCCCTCCCCCATCAGTTTTACAATACGATCTTTCTTCTTGCCTGTGAATCCTTCCACATCACCAACTAATTGCAGTATAGGGAAGAAATGGTAATCTATGCAATCGGCATAACTGGAAAGCAACTTCTCCAACCGTACCCGGAAAGTCTTAACCTTGTGGCAATATGTCTCAGGACGGTAAGCATAAAGAACAGGAAGTTTTGGAAATCCATGTTTGAACGACTTACCTTCGGGGGTGGACCACGTTTTGTTCAATTCCCACTGATAAACAGAATCCTTTGTTACCGTCATGAACACACTTATTTCTGTATCATCCAAATCTTTCTTTTTAAACTCACGGGAGATGGCGACTAAATCCCCGTAATCATCAAAGAACGGGTAAAGCTTATCACCCCTGAATGGAGACCACAGCACACTACGAAGCTTCTTTGTCGGTTTAGCCTTACCCCCGAAAGCAGTCTTCACCTTTGCCCAAAACTTAGTCCAGAAAGAATCATCATCAGTCACATACCAATATTCGGCTACCTCCTGCTCGGATAACCAAGAACGCACAACCCTCTTATTCTGGTACTTGATTTTGTTCTTTTGCAACACTGACTTCAAAGCGGCCAATAATCCTTTCTCATTATCATCGGAAGGTGCACAATCCATTGATGGCTCGGTACCAACGGTGAAAGCCGTTTGAATATTCACAATATCCTGTTCCAAGGGTATGGTAATACGGTTTACTTCTTCCGTTTCGTACTTTGCTTCCACCTCATACGTTTTACCCGCCTTCTCATCAAAGATCTTCTTTGCTTCCTCTTTGAGTACCTTGCGATCAGGATACTTCTTCTTATCCGTCATTATCTCATGAAGATCAGGGTTCCAGTCTTCCCACAATTTTCTACGGTCGGGAAGCTCTGTCTTTCTCCCTTTCTTGAGGTATTGAATCTTCTGATCAATATCCTCTAATGCTAATATTTCTTGTAAACTTATCATAGCCAAATATCTTAATGCGTGAATACTCCTGCTAAATCTTTCGGCTTCAAAATGCGTCCTAATAGGCATCCAAGTACATAGTACCTAATTGAATCGCACAGATGATTATCCTTGTCAACGGGAGTGTTGATATAGTTGCCGTCCTTATCTTTATCCCAAACGTAATTCCGAAGCTCTTTAATGAGATTATATGACCGTTCTGTGACAAACAGTTCCATGTCTTTGATTTTTTCAATACCTGCAATAATAGAACCTTTGCCATCAATGGAACTCTTATCTACTGGATAGATGTTTACGCCTCTGTTCTTTATCTCCTGAATTAAACGAGGATCGGCAGATTCGGAAAAGACTTTTAATCCCCACGGCCTTAATGTGTTAGCTAAGTCATTGGTAAGCATCCCCGCTTGATAACACAGTTCATCCACGTAAAGAGCGTTATCAATAATACCACATCTTACAGTTGCAGAAACGTCATTACTATATCCGAAGTCTTGCCCCAGAGCTATTTTCTTTGCCCATGCCGGGAACTCCTTCACTATGCCCCATTTTTTGAATACAGCTCCCTCGGCAACATCCGCCCAACGACCGATAACCGTATGGCCATACTTCTCTGAATTTTCTACCTTCATCCTTTGCACTTCATCAATAAACTGCGGAGAAAGGTTGTCTACATTATCCAGATAGGTCGTATGAATATGGAGCACATTTGGATGAGTGGAGATTTGAACATCCACACCATCAATGTTCACAAGCTTATGGGTGTTCTCAATGTAGCGCTTATAGATAAAGTGATTGGAATCCGTCGGGTTCATGATAATAATGATTCGGTTCTGAATTCCTTTCTGACGAATAGAGAGCATGATCTTTTCAAAGTCCTGCTCGCTTGTCCACTCTTCCGCTTCATCACAGACAAAGGTTGTTATCCCGTGAATAGATTTCAGCTTTGCCGTCTGGTTCCCAGATGAAGTTTTTATTCCCCGGAACATGATATGACTATTCGTCATCTTGTTGACCACATCCGTCTTAGTGGTGGAAAAATATTTGTCGGTACCGTCTAGTTGTATCTTCTCCATCATCTCGGGAATGATAGACATGTTAGCGGAAACCATCGTATAACGAGTATAAAGTATCTGATGAACAATCCTTTCGGTCGGAGTGAGTTCAAAGGTTAGCCTCTCTATGAAGGTGGCTGCATTGAAAGATTTCCCAGATCCTCGTCCCCCAGTGATAAGGATAATAAACTTCTCCTTATCGGTGTATAACGGATGGTAAATATCTTGAGGACAAATCATTTGCCTACCTCCTTCTTAATCCAAGAATCAATATTAACACCCTGATTGATCTCTGAGGGAATATCGCTCGCATCTTCATCTTGTTTGCGTTCTACCTTTCTCCACTCTTCATCATGGTGATAAAGCCAAGTAGACATTGCCTGCATATTATAAGGAAGTTCTTGTTCTGTCTCAGATGTTTGTATATCTTCATCATCTGTATATACACCATCAATGCGAAGCTTCCTCTTCGTGATTGTTTTGCTCTTTATTTTCTTTCCACCCAAAGCGGCTTTCAAGTATGCACCACGCACAATCGAGTTGATTTTACGACGGGCGTGCGCTAACACTTGCGATATACGCTCTGAACGCTCTTTATTTTGCTTCTTATTCCATCCCTCATAGTTTCCGTTTTTCATTTTGCAAAATACTCCGGGCGTTAAAGTCTGACCGAACTTGTCGGACAGTCCGTCTGCTATCTCCGCATCGGTCAATCCTTGAAAAGCGAGAGCGAATAACTCTTCGTAGAACTCGTTACTATTGTAGTCAAACTTTGGTCTTGCCATCTTAATCTACCCTTTCTATTTGTTCGTCAAACACTTCTCCCTTTATAAACTTATCTTCTGGGTTATAACCGAACCTTTCCATAAAAGCAGATTTCGCTTCGTAGGTATCGAAAGAAAGCATAAGGTAAGCATCCATATCGTTCGCTTTCTCTTGGGCTGCCTGCTTAACCTGTTCTTTGACTTCTTTCATGTGAGCTGTCTTCTCGGCTTTCTCCAACTGCTTAGCTTCTTTTTCAGCTTCTTTCTGTTCGGTGACGGGTGACATCATATCGGTAAGAGCATCAGCCAAAGAATTTTCTTCTTCTGTCTGGAGAAGATAATCACAACCTATTAGGTTTAAGTCTACATCTGTCAACCCTGCATCTTTGTAGTCTATATCAGGAATTAGCTCACGAAGTTTATTATCATCCCATTTTCCTTGGGCATTTGGATTATTTAGGAGAATACAAAGTTCCTTTTCCTGCTTTTCTTCAACGTCTATCACATCTACCCGAATGATATAGTCATTGTCGGGAAACTTGTTTAACTCATCCATAACCGTTAAACGTTGGTGCCCACTGACTACTGTCATACCTGTATGCTTGTTGACTACTAACCCGCCAACTAATCCGAATTTCTTTATTCCTCGTTTAAGCGTTTTCTTCTCATCATCAGAAAGAGTACGGGGATTGTAATCAGCGAAGTGAATGGCAGAACGTTTAAGCTCTACCGATTCTGATTTTATGTATTTACTTAGTTCCATTATAGTGTTCAAATAATATTCTTCTACTCATTGGAAAGGCCTTGTATATCTTCTCTAAATCTTGTGGATAATGTGACTCAAGCCATAGAAAACAATCAATATTAAAGCCTACCCCGCCACTAGCATTCTTAGAATACCTTACAGATTCGGGTAGTCCCTTTTGCCTCATGTAAGCAAGGATATCCCTTTGTGTGAAATCAGCCAAAGGATAGCACATCCCGTTCTTTTCGTATGGGAACTCCATCTTATTCAACATTAAACGTCTGTTCATTGAATCAGCTTTCTTCATACCCAAAAAGACATAATCAATCCCATATTTCAATTTCATGGACTTAACCACATCAGCGAGTTTCAAAAGCTTCACTTTCGGATTAGGTACACAGTACATACCAGTTCTTAGTATATAGGTCAAGTTCCAATGTGGTACCTGTACAATTTCTACTTTAGGATATTTAGCCTTAGCCCACTTCACCCAGCGTTCGATATGATCCAGTCCGGGGAGAAAATACATGAAGACACATACTATTCTGTCAAATTTGGGATAGATCATATCCAACAACACAAGACTATCCTTGCCAAAAGACAAAAACAGCAAAGCCGAACTCGTTTTTTCACGAATTCGGTCAATGCTGCAATATGCATCCTCGATTAGCATAGACACTAACCTCCAGATAAACCTAAACCCTTACGAACTTCACCGTATTTCTGTCTACGGTTCATAAACTGACCGTTACCACCTGTGAAGCTTCTACGACCTACAACGCCTTTATTGGCTGTTGCACTTGTACCAACTTTAATTCTGACTCAGCTAAATAATTTTATAGATTAAACATTCCTTTCGATTACCTTACCCAAGTCGTAAACGACCTGAGCGGCAACATATTCTTCACCTTGGTCTTGATAGGTTATCAGTTCATGGTTTTCATCTTCAAACAACTCTATCTTTGCCCCTGTTACCTCTACGATAGCATAAGGTCTCGTGCCTTTGTACTCACCAGTGAGAAACTTGATAGCATCATACTTTCGGGGTTGTAAGACACCATCAACCTCTTTCACATAGCCTTCTTCATCAAGCTCACAATACTTTTTCTGTGAGTTTGGCCGTATCTCTCTAAACTCTTGCTTCTTCTTACCAGCTAAGATCTCATCAAAGAACTTCTGTTTTATTGAAAGCGTTAGGATATTCATAATCGTGTAAATTAAATTAATGCTGCGGACAATATAGGACTCGAACCTACAACCTTTGCGTTAACAGCGCATTGCTCTTGACCATTGAGCTAATTATCCAAGTGTTGCGGGAGACGCGTTCGAATCGTCTGCTCTACCAAGTCAAAGTAGCAAGTTACCATATACTCTATCCCGCTGATAATACCTCAAAGGTACTAACACGCACTAAGTTAGAGAAATTTTCTAAATTGCTACGTACGACAATAAAGCCATTGTCGTACATTTATCATCAACATTAATAGCCTGAACTCTTTAACATGCCTTTAGCTAGAAAATTGATGTAGTTCATAACATCACCATTCATAAAGTCTATCTTTCTAAATGTATTCTCTACTTGCTTTCTAATGTTTGCAGGCATTGAATAGATAAAGTCGATTAGCATTTGAATCGTTAAGCCGAAATTGCCTTCATTCTCTAATAGGTTTGTTTCTGAACTAATATTCTTCTCTTCTAATAATATTTCTAAATACTTCATAATCGTATGTCTCTAATTAGTTATACATTTACAGGTCTTTCTTCTATACAAATGTAGTATATATATAATACACAACAATACTACAACAGTTAAATAATGTTAGTTAATTATATTACATAGTGTTGTAATATTGTAGTATATCTATTTTACTCCTATATTTGCATTACACTAAAAATCAGTGATATGCTAAAATTAGAAGATGCAATGAAAGAGAAAGGCGTAGGTGTTACCGAGTTAGCCGAACGCCTTGGAGTAAATAGACAAACAGTCTATTACTACATAAAGCAAGGAGATAAAAACCCACTGTCCCAGTTACAGAAAATTGCCTATGCTTTGGGTATATCTGTCCTTGATCTAATTGTAGAGGAAAAAGAGGAAGGTGTTATCATTTGCCCCAACTGTGGAAAGCGTTTTAAGATGGAAGACTCCCACATCCCTCAACGTGAAAACATACGTGGAAAAGAATACTATCAATAATAATTTTATCAAAATAACAAAATGGAAACAGCAACAAAAAATTCATCCCTAATGCGTGATGACACAAAAGGTTACGATGGTCAAATAGAGGCTATCATGGACTACATAATTTCATGGACATTAAGAAGATCACAACAAGAATTTTCCAAGAAAGCCCCTCTTTTATATGAATATTCACGTAATATACTTGGTAAGTTACTAGGTATCACAATGGATGATTCAGTATCTATTTCCAATGTAAATGTAAAAAAGCAACATCTAAGAATTGATTTATGGGTAAATGTAACTCTATCTGTTAAAGGAATAGACGAGAGACATGCTATCTTGATTGAGAACAAGGCATATAGTTACCCTCATTTGTCAAGAGATGAGGATGGAGAATACAGATCTCAATTAGAAGTATATAAAAAGAAATTTGATACAGAATGTGAAGAGGTCAAAATATCGAAAAGACATTATATATTAATCACTTGTCATGAAGATGAAAAGCATCTAACTTTGCTGAAAAATGAGTGCGAAAACTACAACTTTGAAGTATTATCTTTAACTGATATACAAAGCAATGGCGTTAATGACACTGAGAGTGATTTATTTAATGAGTTTTGGCTTAGATATTGGTAATAATAAAGCCGGAGCTTCAAACTCCGGCTTTTCTTTTCGTGCTATGGAAAGCACATTCATAAAACTAACCCTTTAACTTTCAATCGACTAACAATTTCGGTGTAAAGGTATTCTATATCCCTACTAAAATCAGCATAGTTTTGATACAAGAACACGACATCAGCGCAATTGTCGGATATCGTGCTTTTAGAATGGACACCTAGGACTTTGGACATCTCTTCCCGCAATCCACAGGCGGTTTTTCCACCGGCTAATGTACTGGGTGAAAACAAGTACAAAATGATAAAGATAAATTTCTTCCTTTGTGTTACACTGTCAACATCCGGCGGACAGTTCATTTCGTTTAGCGCTTCAATAAATACCTTGTAGATTTCGCCAATAATGCTTCTATCTGTCAATATTGGAGTAGCTAAGGCGTTTTCTTCTTCTGAGAGTTCTGACTTTTCGATTCTGATCTTTTTAAGTCGAATAATTCTATCAAATTTGAGTTCCATAACACGATTAATTTTAAAATAAATAGTATTTTTGTATTGTAATCGTGTAAGGGAGGATTCAGTGGTGGTGCGCTTGGTTCTCCTTTTTTTTATTTTATCGGCCTATGCCTTTCTTAGATAGTCCTGTTCTTCTCATCAATGCCCCTACTCCGCACCATTGCAGAATAGATAGCACCCAAAAGAAAAAGGAGCTTGATAAAAGCCCCTTTCAAAACAGTTAATACAATTTATTTCCTAACTTTATCATTTGGACATATCATTATTTTTATATTTCTTTGCAAGAAAATCTATAATATGAAACTAATCGTAAACATTGTTATTATTCTAATAACTATCTTAGCTTTAATCATTATTGTGGTTATTGGTTTGGATGTACAAAACCTTAAATGGGGCTCTTCGGCAAATGCTCAAGACATAAATAGCATTTTAATTAATTTATCATATAGCTATATAGCTGGTGCCATTTTTTACTTTTTGGTTACAACCATACCTTTTTATTTGAGAAGAAAGAAAATAAATATTGTCATTAAAGACAGGCTAAATATTATTTCAGCAAGTACACAAACAATCATATTTGCTTATGATCCATCATCAATCAATTTTACGCTTGAACAAATAGAAAAGATAGATTTGGACAGAGTTAATGAAGAAGAGCTATTGAATCTTTTTAAAAGATCAACAGTTTTTAATATTTCAAATGTTGCAAGACAAGTTCTTCCACAAGCAAATAGTACAATTTTTTTCACTGTAAAACAGCTTTTACAAAAAATTGACAAAACCATTGAAGAAACACTTAGCTACTATTTTAATTATCTTTCTGAAGAACAAATTATTCTTTTAAATAAGGTAAAGAACTCAGAGTTCAAGAACATGATTTCTTCATCTACTGATGATATTCTTAATAGGTCTATATTTAGTCAGCCTCAAGTAATTAATTCTTTAGCAGAATATTTTATAGTCTTTTGGAAAGACGTAAAAAAACTAAATAGCATATCAAAATAACCAATTTCTTCTTCATTTGTTGGCATATTGCAAACTATAAGCGCAATGCATATGCTTCCTAATGAATCGCAATGCTTTGGTTTTCATATCAGTCTGCGTCCAAATTTACAATATCAATACTATTAAGCTACTTTAAGACCCTCAAAATATCTTCTTGAAAATCCAAGACTTTCGGATTACGAATTGCCCTTTTCATATTTTTCAACGAATACTCCTGCAATTTAATCAGAGTTAGTATATCATGTACCAACTCAAGTGTCACTTCTTTCTTCTTCATCTCTTCTGTTTTTATCCTACTTCAATTAAATCAAGATGCTATTTTTTGACGAATCAATCCAATATTTCTCCGTACAAGCCTTACTATTCGGTCGTGATATTCCGTACTCTTATTGCATACGCCACGAGACTGGACCACATCCAAGGTTTTGAGATTAACCTCGACTGTCTCGATGCGCTTGTCACCAACACGTGTATTCCGGTACAAACATCCAGATGCAGACATATAGAATCGCTCCGAAGAAAAGTAGGGTGTATAACCATGCTGGAGCATAGGTTTTAGTTAGCGTTCCTGCTGTTACTATACCCAAAAGAAAAAGGAGCTTAATAAAAGCCCCTTTCAATACCGTAGAAAAAAAACATTTCATTTGATTCAACTTTAATTAATACTTATTATTTTTGCCAATATTTATAATCAACATGTTATTATGGAAAACGAAGGGAATGAAAATAAAGGAGATAAATTGCTTTATTCATTACATGAGCAATTTGCTGAGAACCAGAATCATCATCAAGGGATTTTTATTCAATTATTAGTTTCTCTATTAGTTTTATTTGGAGGATTCGGATATGTATTTGTTCATACAAAAGAAGATATAGAATATTCTCAAACATACATAAATGACTTTTTTTTCTCTAACTCAATACTTCTTTCCGTTTCACTAGTTGTTATATTAGTGCTTTTATTACTTAATCTAATCGTACTCCATTTGGGCTATTCTTTTAGAAGAGATCAATATTTAAATATGAAAATAAGGATGCATATTTTAAAAGAGGAATATAGTAATATTTTTGACGAGCTTTATAACCCATTAAATAAAAAGTATTGGTCTTATTTACCGAATTTTTACGCTATTTTCTTTTGGGCTATTACCATTTCACAAATTGTGATTTTTGCAGCAATATGTGGAAAAGGAGGACTTGTAAACTTTAATAAATATTCGTTCTATCTTATCGAATTATCATTATGTATTTTGGCAATAGTTTCATCATTTATATACTATAGAAAATCATATAATAAATACAAAAAATTAGAACGAAACAAAAATAATTGACTCTTTAATGATATATATATATCATTTTCACACTTGTTTCTCCAACCCAAATTCCGTATCATTAAAACACTAATAGACAGCATCATTACTCTTTGCTATTACTACGAATACCACCCTCACAAAGAGTAGTACAGTTTTTGCACTAGGGTATAAACTGTTCTCCTAATTCATCAATATTACAAAGTATCCTTTCGTAGATTTTATACATCAATTCCGGCTCCTGCTTTTCGGGAGAATAGACAAACACACGTTTACCTGCTCCAGCCATCCAACCGGCTTCAGTATTGGCACTACGTCCACATGGCAATACCATGACGCAAATATCAGCCCATTGCATAGCATTGAAATCAGAGTTAAAGCCGTCAATAGCAACAGGATGGTTTAATGCTTCCCTGTATTGTTCGGTAGTCCAGTTCTGCCAATTAGGATCGACTGTCGACCATTGGAATCCTGTTCGTCCGGGAGGGTTCCTAAAGTCATATACTTCGTGTCCTAAACTCCTGAGAACTTTTATCACTTCTTGCTGGCATTGGTTGCGCCAGCTACTTGCTACATAAATTTTTGCCATAATATTTATTTATCCTTATAACATTTATTGATATATTTGCGGTGGTTAGCGTTTGCTATTACCTTAAAATAGCTGTAGATAAGCTAACTGGGATCATTTATATGATTCAATTTATTAGGTTTTATAATTTTTTTTTTTGCAACTAAAAATTTTAAAAAAAACAGAAAAGGAAACATTTAAATTTGAGTTTAGCACGAATAATAGTAGTAGCTTCTCAGTTAAGGAAAGTTTCATGACAAGGTTCATACTTGTCATTTTAGAATTTGGTACTGTCATTTCTATTTTGAAATGGATTATCATTCCTTTATTTTTATAATGGATTGAATGTAAAAGAGGGTAATGTTTAATTAGCCTCTTTTCTTATTAGCAGATTATCTTATATCGTTGATCTTTATTTCCCCATTCATTACGTGTTTTACCTGCCTATCTAAAAGTTCTTGAAATTCGATTTGACAGATAAGCGAGCAATCGGGGATAATTTCATGCACTAGATCACCTCTATTAGGGGCAAGTTCATCAAGGAAGATTCGCCCATTATCATCTTTTAAGCAAGTAGCATTCACTTCACGTTCAATTATGGCTATTTCATTGAATACACCAGGGAAGTCTTTTCTGATCTTATTCCAGTAGCCCATTCCTCCTTTTACGCAACCAATGCAATTGTTATTATTATACCCCATTTTGTACATTACGGGAATTTCTATCCCGGCTTTCCATAACATACCTAAAGCATCGGACTTGGTTATTCCCTTTTCAATAAGGGGAAAGAGTGGCTTTGTGTGTGGATGCTGCTGTTTAAATCTTATTGCACGATTAATTTCTTTAGGACTAAAATCAAATCCCCACACTTGTCCATCCCATTCTTTTAGTTCATCTTCTAAAGCGTAACGGACTTTCTTCTTTAACTCAAGCGTACATGTCGCTCCATTGGGACTATTTATGAACTTCTTTTTCCGAAGAACTTCCGAAACGTTATTATATTTATCGTTCCGAATAGTGCGTATCTTTTGCCCATACCAATGTTCACAATCTGACAAGAAACGTGTGTTATCAGGGTGTGATGAGCCTGTTTCTATATAGTATATCTGTACATTTTCATATAGACTTAATGCTATTTTACAAGCTACTGCGGATGTTGCTCCACAAGAAAACCATGCTATTATCATTGTTGTACTATTTTTATTTATAATTTTGCACTTAAATATGCTTAGTTGTATCTTTTAGCCTTGTTTCGTGCGCTCTTGGCTTCACACCTCCAACTTACTTCCAGTTAGTTCTGGGAGGGATTTCAATCTTTAATAGTTTAGGAAAGGAGATTTCAAAGATGAACAAAACAATTACTAGGGCGGTAGGGGCTATTGCGGCGGGACCGAAGGAAAGTCGTGTGACACAAGCTAAGAGTAACCATTATACAATGAAGGCCACTGGGGGTTCGATTCCCTGCCCCGCCACTAGAGAGGTGTTATAAGCACCTCTCTTTTTAGTTAATTATTAACATGATTACGTTAAATAGTTAACAACAACACGCTTCCTATTAAACCATGTTATAAATGAAGCCACAGAGCGGCTAAAATTTGCTATTATCCTAGATTGCAGTATCTTTGTACTGTGTTTTTCATAGTATTAGATTTAAGGTTAACAAAGGTTGGAGTCAGGCGTGACTCCTTTTTTATTTTATGTCTATTGAGTTAGCAAGTAAATCATTCACAAATCTTATCGCTATTGTTTATTGGTTCCCACTCGTTAGTTACTTTTGTCCACTCTCGGAATGATTTATCAAACTCTTCCAAGTCACTGAACATGTCCATCTTCGTCTTATTTGTTGTGATCATCATTGCAAACTCTTTAAAATATCGGTCTGCACTACGTACGAAGTCATTATGCCTCATTTTTAACTCACCAAGCAATAAGCCTTTCTTCAGCATTACCTCCGCTGCTTCATCTACTAAATCGTTTGCTTCACAGTTCAAAAGGTGAGCTGCTGATAATAGCATGTTCATTCTGTCCATACTACCATCCTCAATGGCGGCTTCTATTAGTTGTTTCTTTGGTTTCATTTGTTCCTAATTTGTATAAATCCTCTTTTTTCGGTTTCTCTTAGTAGCGGAATATCTTCCTCCCGTATTTCTGCAGGAGTTTCTCCATTGACAGTTGTGTCGGGTGTCAGATTGAATCTCTCTCTTATGCGCTGGATAGATTCAGCATCTTTTGTTACCCAATAGATGGTTAGTTTCATGGCGGTAAGAGTTGTTTTTGGGCTTCTTTGTCTCCTTTTTCGGCTCGTGCCTTGAGACTAAGGTACTCAGCGTAAGAAATTCGATTATGCCCTCTTTCTTCTATCTCTTTTTCGCATTGCAAGCGGTATTGCTCACGCTTTTGCCGTTCAATATCTACTCTTCTCTCTGTTATATAATCAAGCATAGCTCTGGTTATTTTTATCGGATCTATAACCCCGTAAAATCTTCCGTATTGACCCATTTTAAACCTAGATATGAACAGACTAATTTCTGCTACATTGACGTAGTAATACTCGGATAAAAAAAGAGAAGAGAGTTCGTTTAGCTGTTCTGGACTGAGCTTTGTTGATACCTCGGTGAAATCATTTAGTGTCCCTAGTTGAATTTTCAGCCATTCAATAGGCGTTTCATCGCCATAAGTGGATGCCAATAACCCAAGTGAAGGAATTGTGGTATTCAGTGCCAAATCTGCATGAGTTGCATTGTATCTAAGTAATTTGGATTGCATATCTGGATTATAATCCATGATGAATTGTGCAGGATCAGGGTATTTTGTTAATAATGCCCTCTGCTTCAAGCTCCGCTCTCTTTTTTGCGGCAGCTTCTCTGACGGTTGTAGAGATTGCAGTGATTGAATCAAATTTTCGCTGCTGACTATCTCGTTGATTTTTGCTAAGCCTTGTTCCATTGTAATTTCCTTCTAAAATTTTCACGTAATTAGTAGGTCTGAATATCCAATCAAAATCGCATCTCCAGTTATTGTCATTGTGACCTAAGAGAAATTGAGATTGAAGGGTATTTTTAAACACTGCCATTATAGATTGCTTTCCATGTTCGGCAGCTCTCATTTTAACGGCCTTCTTGCGCTTATCAATCATTGACGAGATACTAGGCAGTTTTCCGTTAAACATTTGATTAAAGCAGTCCATAAGAGCTACATAATCGACTTTCTCTGCATTCGTCAAAGAAAGCTCGTCTTTCTTTGGTAATCCGTTAGGATTACTTTCTTTATCTTCCTTTTCCTCTTCCTCTTCCTGCGTAGTGTTCACTATGTGTTCACCATGTGTACACGTGGTGTTTAGTGTGTGACTTACAATATCCTGTGGAATGATGAATTTCATATACCGTTTGTCAAGGATCTGATGACTATGAAAAGTGCGAATTATATAATAGCTTTCTCCTTCATGGATAATAGGTATTATCATTCGGGCTTTTTCTAAGGCGTCAAGCCACTTGCTAAGTTCTGAAACTCTTAAATTCTCATCATAAGGAAAAATCTTGGACTTTAAAAGAATTGGAGTTGCTCTGAATACCCCTTGGTCATCTGCAAAGTTCCAAAGTCCGATAAAAAATAACCTGCACGGCATTGGCAAAGAACCAATCTTTTCATCTTCCCAAAATTCGGGCTTAATTGTTCTTATTCTTGCCATCTTATTTATGGTTTATAGTCTATACTAGAAATATACATTCGTTAGTTGCTTTCCTTTCGATTCAACTTGCCAAAGTCCTTTCTTTGGCTCTACGAGTTTTAGTTCCTCAACTTTGCCAAACCTCTTCACGTTACCGCATAAGTCAACGATCCAACCACATGCCTTGTCTTTGTGCGGCCTGATAGCACGTCCCACTATCTGATAATAAAGAGCAAGTGACATAGTAGGCCTTGCCATCACGATAGTATCAAGTTCAGGATAATCAAAACCCGTAGTGAGAACCCCGACATTTGCCACTACAGGGATTTCGCCGGATTTGAAATGCTTTAATATCATTTCACGTGTTGCTTTAGGGGTTTCTCCTGAGACAATGGCACATCCGGGAATAGAATACGTTAGCCGTTCAGCCTCTTTTATAAAGCGGGTAAATACGAGTATGCCTTTGCGCTTCCCTCCTTCTATTGGATTCATAAGGCGTTGAACGATGCTAACCAGAAAGCTATAAAAGTCTATTCTTTCATATTCTCTCACAACCGACTTATCGGTATAATCCGCACCAGTTGTATTAACCCGTAGATTACCGTTATCCCATCCAGTCGGCCGTAGGTCATAGTAGTTCAATTTAGAAAGAAAGCCCTGATCAAGTAGTGTTGATATTTGAACCTGATAGATAACATCTGAAAAGATTCTCGGCCTTGTTCTAGTTATAAACTTTAGCATTGCTCCAAACTCCTGATTGGATGATAGCCTGTAAGGGGTTGCTGTTAATCCTAACACCTTACATTTCACCGTTTCGAAGAATGTCTTATACATTCCCTCTTTAGGGTTTACCAAATGAGCTTCATCTACAATGATATTTTTAAAGTGAGTAAATAGTTCAGGATGAGACCTTACACTGCCTATTGTGGCAAAAGTTATCCTGTTTATCTCTTTAGAATTGAATGAAGCTGAATAAATGGAACAATCCAATATGTCATAAGAGCATAGCTTTTTGTAGTTCTGCTCAAGTATCTCTTTTGATGGTTGAAAGACTAAAGTATGGCCATCTAACTTACTTGCTATGTCGGCAATCACCAAACTCTTTCCACTCCCTGTAGGAAGCACCATAATAGCGTTCTTATCTATTTTTTTGTCCATAAAAAAGGCCACAGCCTTATCGGATGCAGCCTGCTGATAATCACGAAGCTTATACATGACTATTTCTTTTTATTTCTTCTTGAATAACGTCAAGGTTATCTTCGATATACTCTTTAACTTCTCTATTGATAGAGCCAAAACGAGGGTTCGGTAATGTCCATTCATCATAAAGCCACATTAGGTATGATGCAGGCACATTTGCCATTTTTTTGCCTTTATATTTTCCAAAAGGCATGAGACTTTCATCAGTTAGTTTCATATCTCTTTCTCCTTTTTTAATTTCTTGTTGAGTGCCTTATAATACTTGATTAGTTGCTCATACTCGAAGTCTGAGTATTTACGAGTAATTCCTTGCTTTGCTTCCAGTAGAATGACTTTTTGCTCACCATATTTAGCAATCAATCCCTTGCGGTAATTTTGGATATTACCTTCCATGAAACGATTGCACTTTCGACACTGAGCATTGCAGTTCATTTCATCAAACCGTGTACTCATGTGCTGCCTGTTAATGTAGTGGCCGTTATCAGCTTGTTCAAATGGCTTTATATGGCCGCAACTGATACAGCGAAAACACCCATTCGGCATTGCATCACGAAGCCGGATGAAAAGGCTAAATTCTTTATCTAACTTAGCTTTCAGATCCGGCTTCTTTTTTACTGTTACCCCCATCCTATCGAACAAAGGCAAGGGTTTTTCTTTTTTCTTCTTTCGCTTATATATCATAAGATTGAATTAAAATTCGTGGAATAAGCAGGGTTCGAACCTGCACAAGTATCGTCTATTTTCGCCATTTCATTTTCTCAAGCCTTGGTTATCCGCTCTCATCGAACCTACTTTCAACTACTAATAGCCCGGTCTTGGTGACATCCTGCCATATGCGCATCTTTAGCATTCCGTTCACTGAGCTTTCATACCGTACACTCCATTATTCCATTTATGCCTACGCCAATAATTAATGGCGTAGGACTTATTATTACTGTTCAATGATTACGACATCGGGTGCAATAACCTTGATTGCCTCCAATTGATCGTCAATGACACTATTCTTGTATTCTTCGATTGCTTCGTTAGCACCAGCAGAAACAAGAGATAGAGAAACGTCCCGCCCGTCTACATCAGCGTAGATCTCAACCTCTATTTCTTCATTTGCAAAGCCCTTGAATAAAGGAATGAATAGTTTGAAAGATTTCGGCAAATTGGAATCAACCACTTGAGAATAGTTATCTACCTTACTGCCATTTTCTTCTTTGCTTCGTTCTATGTCTTGATTAACTTTTGCTTTGAAGTTTTTGAGGATGGATACAAGCTGCATATTTTGGGATTTGTCAGTAAAGAATGCCCGGTGCATCTTGATGAATAGCGAAAGCTTGTTTGGTTCCCAAGTATTATCGGTATTGATGCCGAACTCCTTCATCTCTTTTGAAAGCTCAAGTCTACCTGATATACTTGCTTGATAGTAATTGGTTTCATCAATTGTCAAGGTAACAATCATATTATCCCTGCTTACCTTGATATTAGCTGATTTCTGATTGATAAGCCCAATACGCTTTTCCAACCATTTCAAGGGCGATTCGATTGTGCCTCGAATATCTATCTTTTCCGGCTCTTTAGGTTCTAATTGGCAAGCCGCTTCGCCTTCTCTTAATACTACTTCAATCGGTGTACCGTTATAATCCTTCGGTATCACTACATTTAATTTGTTTTCACTCATGATTCTGTTCCTGTTTTATGGTTAATATTAAAAATTGTTTTTTGCATTTCCTGTGGCATGATCGGACGTGAATAAACGAGTTCGCCAAGCTTATTATAGTACCCTACCATTTTCTCTTCATGATAAAGGATTTTGGCGCATTCCTGATTTTCCACATATTCAGAACCTTTCTTGATATTTTCAAGAAGAGTCTGTTTTGTTACATTCAGAGGTTTAAGCTGCTCCTTATACTCATCTATTACCTCTTTCTTTTCTATCTCAATGTCATTGATTGAAATAGAGGTTTCAGCGAGAGATTCTTTTTTCTGTGCTAACTCGTCAGGAGTGAATCGGTGAGTATAACCGATTTCCTCAATTGCATCGGCATTGTCCTGTAAAAATTGCCATCTGTCCTTTTCTTGGACTTCTTGACCTAAAAATTTGTCCATAAATTAAATCTTTAAATAAATTCTTTATTGTATTCAATCACTTGCTTGACATGAAGCAAAAATTCCCTTTCATCTGCTGACGGCAGATAAATGCTTGCTACTGCAGAACTCCAATTTCTAAATCTCGTTATTGATAAAGCCATCTCTTCTGTGTCAAGGTCTTTAGAACTTCTAAGGTATGTTATTTCCTTACCCTGCTTGTTCACCCCTGTGCGCTCGTAGATGACTTTATTACACTTCCGTTTGTAAAAATCAACTTTTACCTCATCTATAGAGCAGCCATATTCACATGCGAACCATCCGATTATAAGATGCAAATATGAATTCTGCTTCAATGTCCTGCTGAGCCGCTTCTTTGTCTGCTCAACGACATCTTGGTTTTTTATAGCCCGCTCTGTATCTTCTCTTAGCTTTTGAGCTTCATATTCGTTGACTGTGTTATAGATCATTCCAAACCAAAGATTTTTCTATCAGTTATTAATTCTCTATTATCTTCCAAAAACCGAATGAACTCTTCACAGTGTGTGGTAAGAATCGGTATATCCCTTTCGGGAACAAAAGTGTAGCTCTCGGTATAAGTCTCTTTAAAGTCTGTAATGTTGTATTCAAAGAGCCTTACATCACTGCCGTTCTGCATCAAAGCATAGGGATATACAAGATGCTGAAAATGGTTTTTGAACTTAAAAGCAGAATATCGGCCTGTAGTCTTGATATCGTGTACAGAGGTTGGCATTAGTTCATCAATCAAACCGTAGACAAGCACATCACCAAAGCAAGTCGGTAGAACGGCTTCTACCCTTTGTTGAGTAAGTGCCCCTTTGAAATAATCGGCAAACTCTCGGCATAGAGCGATAGGGAAAAAGAAAGTTCTGTTCTTTAACGTTGCATTTAGACCAAGCAGTTTACCTTTTATTTCTTTTGATTTGTACTGAGGCATTGAATCAATATCAGGGGCATTAACATCATCCTGATAGAAATCAACTTCACTACTATAAACCCTTTCGACTATAACGGTATCACTCTTCCGATTCTCAATCATACAATCAATAACCTCGTTAAAGGCTGTCCCTCTGTCTGCCGCTTCACTATCAAAAGGCTTTCGATTAATCCTGTCTATTAATTCCTTGAACTGTTGTTCGTGAAACTCTTCCGGGTCATGTGGCGGATTCTCACTGAATCCCCAATATTTGTTCCATATTGCATCACTGTTCAGATAATCGTTGAAAGCATCCAAAAGTGTCGCATAAAATCTATAAGACGGTTTCATAACTCTATCTTTTCAAACTTAATGCCCCTGCTGTTCATGAATTCTGAAAGAGCGATGATATCCTCACGTGTGCCGGAAACTTTGAAGGCTCTGACATATACATCAGTCTGAGAAGCGGGAATCACCGTTTCTTTCTTAGGTTCAGACGCTGTTTGAGTTTGTGCAACTGGGGTAACAGCCTTTTCTGATTCTGCTTTTACTTTCTCTCTATTGGCTTTCAGGGTATTGGCATACTGTATTGTTGAGTTGATATTAAGTGTGTCGAGATACAGGGACTTTAACAAGTCTACATCTTCGCCAATAGCTTCGAGGGTTACGATATCATCCTTTATCTTGGCTATCTTTGAATCAATATCCAAATTGATATCCTTTTCCTTAGCCGTTTTATTCAGCCATTTTTCATCGAAGATCTTACTGAAAGGCACAAGGGTAAAACCTTTCCCATCATAAAGCTCTTGAATGGTGTTCTTCTTATCATCCTTATATTTTTGCTCGCTCTGTTTAACCACAACGTCAATCTTTGAAGAACATTCAGCTATGAGCTTAACGGTATCACTTACTATCTCTTTAAATTCAGAGAAAGGCTTCATAAACTCTTTCTCAAATTCAAGCCTTTTAGTATTTAAAGCCTTTGAAGCTTTATTCAACATAGCCTTGTCTTTCTTTGCAAGGTCTATGTTTGATTCATTGTAGTTTGAAATATCATAGTTTGGAAGCGAAGCTTCAACCAACGCCTTTATTTGTTTGGCGTTGGTAGTCAAGCTTCCCAGTGTCTTTTCTGACACGACCAATTCAAGGTCTTTCTCTTGAATATTTAGCTCTTTCATAATAAGCTGGGTTGAAGTTCTTTTTGAATGTACTTATTAGTCTCTTTATCCATAATCAGATTGAGAGAATTTACTTTTGCAGAGAATAAAGCTCTAGTCATATCCAGAGAGCTGCCAACATGATCGAAAGCCTTGACACGTGATGCAAAATCATTAGCAGATTTGGCATCGGTGATTAACTCAATCTGCTCTTTTATCTCTGCCATGACTTTAACATATTGTTCTGTCTCAGCCTTTTTTGCCGCTAACATGCCTAAATATGGGTTAATCACATAATCCTGAATAGCGGTATTCTTATGAGTAAGATTGCCATTTACATCAATAATCGTAGGTATTTCCATTACTGAGGGCAAATTGCAAGTGTTTTTTCCGTCGTTTCTAGTTGTTGGGTCAAACGTGATAGTTCTTTTAGTCCTGCCGTTTTCTGTTTTGGCTTCTATATATCCAAGTAGATCAAGCTCTGTCACAATTGAATTATATGATTTTTCTCTCAAGGATGGGATAAATACCGTATCATCGCCCTCTTTTCTCGTATCTCTGTGAGCGACAAACACAACATGCTTGTTAAGATCAGACAGGTTTCTCATGAAATTCGAGAACTCTTGATTTATGCCGTTCCAGTCTTTTATTACGGGAACCCTATTGCCGCACCTGTGGGTGATAATATAGTCCATCATCTTACCAATGGTATCTACAACAATAGTTTGATATCCTGATAAATTTTCTTTGAGAACATCTAATACGTCCTGCCATTTGGATATCTGTACAGTATCTACACCCACAAGATTTGCTCCATTGATACGCTTAACTCCATTATCGAAGTCGAATAACAAAGGCTTTGGGGTACTCAACGCATAAGTACTTTTACCCATACCAGCCTGACCGTAAACCATCATCTTTATATTTGATGGTAATACTAACTCGTTTGAATTTCTTATTAGTGACATGATTATTTTTATTAAAGGGTTATTTGTTAACGTATTCATCCATTTTCAAGGCGTTTAAAGCTGCTTGAATTTCTAATTTCGAGTAACATACAGGTGAATTTATAGCCTTTCCCATACGCTTTTTGTGCACTAAGCCATCGGATACCAACTTTTCTAAAAGACATGGCTTTTGACCAATGGATTTAAACCACCGATAAACTTCTCTTTGTTTTATACGATCCGCTTTCGGCTCTACCATTTTCTGATTTGCTGCTGCGCCCAACTCTGCCATATCCATGCAGATATTTTTGAGCTCATAAATTTCTAGTACAATCATTTCAGTTTGATTATTGATATATACCCGGGATGCTCAACCCTTGATACTCTATATTTAATATCAAGCTTGTTCTTAAGTTCTTTTTTAAGTCTTGCGTCCCTGTTTCGCCTTGCGGCTTCACTCTTTATTCCCGAATACCTACTGTCATCGTATGGCACTTTCAAAAGATCCCCTACCCTCATTTGATTGAATATCCCTACCGTGGTGTATTCATCTGTAATTTCAATTACTTTCTCCATATATCTGTTTTTTTAATTGTCGTCGAATAAAAAAAGGTGCACTACTTTCACAAGCAACACACCCGAACACATAAAAACACTAGTTAAACCTTGCTACACATTGAAACAGGCAGTACATCAACCGCATTACTGTTCCTGTATTTCACAGTCACCTCTTTTGTTGAAGAGTTGTAAGATACCACCGTGCCCACCTTATTAGATGTCCACGTCTTTACTTTATCACCTTTATTCATAATTATAAGTATTAAAAACCAGTCCCGTGAAGTTTCGCTTCGTCATGCCTGACTAAGCACCATTTTACACGGATGAAGGCTACTGTGTGACTGGCTTTGTTAACAAAATCTGCTTAATCCCTGTACTCTGCACAGAGCGTCATAGTCCATTCCGTCATCATAATCTTCATATTCATATTGTTCTTTGAGAATAGATTCAATATCCGCATTGATAAGAGCTAATATCTCAGACTTAGAATCGGCATTGTAGACTCTCTTAACCTCTTCTTCTGCCATAGAAGACACTCTCTCAAGCTCTTTGTATAAATCATCTAAATGTGTCATCTTTATCCTCTATTTCAAGTTCGTTCAACATGCGTTCGCTATTCTTTGATATATATAGCGAAGCGATTAGAAATACGATTGTTGGGAAAACCATTATTGCCCAATTAGAAGAAGTTATAAGCATTATTACAAAGCTTACAACCCAGATCATTACAATATGCTTTGCTTTCATAATTGTATGTATTAAAATTAGTGCCCTGTGCCTAATCGAATAGTAAAGCTCATATTTCAAACTTACACAGGGTTATTTAGACTGTTAGCGTATCCTTCGCCTATACGGAAATGCTTACTGATAAAGACTTTTCAGACTAACAGCATGTTTCTTATCTTCGATAGCCTCACTAGTAATCACCGCATCCCTGCTATACCAGTTATCTATTAGTTTGCTTTGTCGCTTTTAAACGGTTTATGAATTACACCGAAAAAAGTTTTTCATGAAATCAAAGGGCTTAGTTTTAAGTGGGCGGGTAAAATATTCACTACGTTTGCCCGCTCTATTACTTTAGGCTATTGTGAGGATGTTTTCAATTTTGAAGCATCTGAAAGCCTGTTTTTCAATATCGAAGTAGGCTACTGTCTTATCATTGCTTTTGCCATTGCCATTTACGAGTAAATCGGTGATACTTTTTAAGAGAGTACCTTGTGCAGACCTTATAGAACCGTCTGTTTTCTGATATTGAAAGCTTGCAACGCCTTTATGCATTTTCGTTATCAATTTCACGATTAACCAAGCTTTTTTAAGAGCAATTGACCAGCTCATTTGCGCAAGACTGAAAATCCTATGAGCCAAACTCATGACATCGTGTCTAAAATTCTTTTTCATCTTTTTGTTTTTATGTGTTAAACTTGTTTTTATGATTAGCAACTATTATCTTTGTTGCGCATCATCATATCGTTATCGTGATGCAAATATACTAACTAAAATAGTTATATAAAATATTATAGTAACTTTATTAGTTAGTATAACATTATTTAACCGTTAGCTTGTTTGAGAAGAGTTATACCTTATTATATAGCAGCTATGGATTTAAAATTTCACAATAAGCAGAGAACTGAAGCAATGATTGCTGTATTGGAGTATTTTCACTTTACTAGCAAAATAGATGATACGAAAGGCATAGAACTGTCGGGCGCTTATTGGGATTCTATAAAAAACGAAATCAAGGAGAGATGTGCTGCCAACTCATCCAGAGGGGACAACATAGATCCCAACAATAGGAATGGTAGGTTAGAGATTTTATTTATATGGCAAGTCGATTCTCTTATTGCGGAATACAAGAATAAGCTTAAAATAATCAAAGATGGAGAATATGATAGGGAGTTAGACAATAAAAGCAAACATGCTGCCATTAAAGCAAATAGAATATTAAAATGGGCTATTGGAATATCTGCATTAGCAGCAACAGGATTGCCGCAATACTTATAAAAATGGCTATACAGGACATTCGTAGAGCTTTTTGCACATTGTAGTAGCGAGCTGAATTTTATAATCAGAGAGAAGAGAATTTATAGCCTTTCTATCGTTCTCAGGATCGGTTAACTCCAGCCCACCGTCTTTCATTTCTTGTATCATAGCAATAAAATAAAGCGACCAACTCCAAAGTTGCGGTTTGAAGTAAAGTCCGTTAAATAAATAATCTAGTCGGTATCATCCGCAACATGATACGATGCAAATATACTAACTATTAAAGTTATTATAATGGAAAATGATAAAATAATATTAAGTGAACTTGCAAAACGCTTTTTTAAAGCAATGGAACTAGCAGAAGTAACCGCCTATAAATTAGAGCAAGATATAGGAATAAAGCAGCAGACACTAACCAAAATTAAAAATAACTTGCAGCAACCGAGTAGAAAAGCACTTGATAAATTTCTCGCTTTTTATACTAGCATAAATCCAGCATGGCTTCTTTCTGGTGTCGGAGAACCTGTACTGATAGATCAAGAAAGAAAAGAAAAGGAAATAGATATATCTCCATCCGATATAAGAGAAGGCGTGTACTCAGGAGCACTTGTTTACAACCTTGATGGAACTTGTGGAACAGCAGAAAGAGATATGATCTTCACTAATGACAATGTCATAGGCTCCATCAGTCTTCCTGAAATAAACCCATCTTCCAAAATAGTTAGAGCTAACGGAGATAGTATGGAACCAGTCATTTTTGACGGAGACAAAGTAGTACTTCACCAAATATATAACTTCGATGAAATATTCTACGGTCAAATATACCTCATCCTTTTAGAGGAGTACAGAATGATCAAATACATTCGGAAGTACGAACCAGACGAAGATAATTATATCATTTTAAGAAGCCGAAACAAGGAATATGATGATATCAAGCTACACAGAAGCAAAATAAAAAAGCTTTTTGTAGTGGAGAATATTTTATCAGTGAAAACACAATTATAAGAGACAAGTAAACATTAAAAAATAATGAGGAGGATTTTATTAATAACGCTATTAGTCTTTTGCACTGCAAATATTTGTGCTCAAGACACTATTGATTTCAGACTTCAATATGATGGAAGTTATCTGAATCATGACGACAAAAAGAATTATGTAGTAATTCCCTTTGAAGGAAAGACAAAAGAGGATCTGTATTCAAAAGTTCTAGTTGCAATAAATAAAGCATATAATTCACCTAAAGATGTTATAAGCAAGGTTGATGGAGAAATTCTCTCAGTCAATGGCGTTATTCAGGACTGCGTACTTTTGAGAGGAATAATGGGCAGTAAATCTTTCTACTCAATACAATACGTTTTGCAGTTCCAATTTAAGGATGCTAAAGTAAAAGTCGATGCGCCTGTAATAGTACGTTTTTTCTCTGATGATAAGCCAAATAATATATTTCTTCCAAGATGGTTAAAAGCGGAAAAAGTATTTAAAAACGGCAAACAAAATTATCTAAAACAAGAAATAATTAACGGATTCAATAAACCATTGAATAATTCGATAAAGAACATTTTGTCAAATATGGATGACAAACAAGAAGACGATTGGTAATTATTGGAAGATGAAGAAATGATGGAAATCGAAGGAAGTCGGATACTTCACTTATACAAAGTTGTAGGGAAGTTGGCAAGAACGCAAATGTAAGCGTACGCACTTTCACTTAACTCAAACAAAAAATTTACAAGCAAACAAAAATACGCTTAACAGACTAAATATCTATAGAATAATGAAAAGAATTTTATTTTTAATGGTAGTTGCATTGGCGATTACTGGATGTAATGGAGGTGACGAGCTTAAAATCGAAACTAGTATGTGGTATTACGCCAAAACGCAATATAGCGGAAACAATAAACTAACAGCCACATTCTGTTTTTTCAAAGATGGTGACTACGATCCAACCACATTTGAATACAAACCTTATTCTTCACCATCTAATGTATGGGAAGATGCCAATATAAAAACGACATCAGGGGAGATTGTGAAATCTTTCTTTATTGATATTGTACTGAAATCAGACAGCGGAACAGGCACTTATAATTGTTCGCCAGGTAACTACTATGTAGTAGTAATGATCAATAGCAATGACGAAGGGATAATATGGAAGGCAGAGCATATCTCTGTAACGAAAAACAAAATCACCATGATCGACCCAACATTTAAGGATACCTACACATCTGGATATCTAAATTGGAATGAATGACATTGGCTGATATTTCTTGCAAGAACAAATATATATCAAGTTGCTCGTTCAAGCAATTCCACGAACAAGCCAAAAGGTATCCCCTTTTAGGAATGAAAAGAATTGAAATAGTTAACCAAAAAACTTTTTATCATGAAGTACTATGTTAATAAAAACGCTCAATCCAAAGGCGAGCATGAAGTACACACTAGTAGTTGTAGTTATTTGCCTGATGCAGATAACCGGATTTACTTAGGAGATTTTTCAAATTGTAAAGATGCAGTCCGTGAAGCAAAGAATCACTATGACAATGTTGATGGATGCTATTATTGTTGCAACGATTGCCATACTAAGTAACCAACGAAGCCAACCGCCAGAACAATTATAGCGATTGGCTTCTTTTAAATCAGTACAATGAAAAAGATTCTATTCATATTACTTCAACTCGCTTTCGTCCTAAGCTTAAATGCTCAAGACAATATCAGGTACGCAACGTCCAATCTGAACATGCGTTCCCAAGCAAATACTTCAGCAGAAATAATCTTGATTATTCCTCAAGGTACCTCCGTCACCATTGATGAAGATTGTGACTGCAAATGGATTCCAATCCAGTACAACGGACAAATCGGGTATGTATCGACCAAATACCTCACAAAGCATAAGGTTAGCTACTCTAGCAACATAGAGAGGACTTCTGTAAAGCATTACACGAATTCCAAAGGGAACAGAGTACAATCCCCCACTCGATATGAATCTGCACCAGCAGGAGCGACAGCTTTATGCCGAGACGGGACATACAGCTTTAGCCAAAGCCGAAGAGGTACATGCTCGCATCATGGCGGGGTCGCTAAATGGTTATAATAATTAAACTAAATAAATATGAGTAATAATACATCAATCGGAATAAGAGTAAAACCGGGTGCCGTAATCTATTCTGTTATACGAGAAAGGAATAGCGAAAAAGAAGTTATATTGATAGATAAAGTCAATGTTCCTATTGCGTTGCAGATACCTGAACAATTAAAATTTATAAGAAGTACATTCTTAGATATTATTCATGAAAACGCCGTTAATCTTGCTTGTATCAGAATAACGGAACCAACAGCACGCACAATTTCAATAGAGCGAATTAACATGGAAGCTGTCATTCAGGAATTAATAGCAAGTTCAACCATAGAAAAATACTACGTTGGGCAGATTTCAAACATAACCGCTAAGCTTGGAATGGCAAGAGAAAACTTCAAAACAATACTCGCTAACAAAACGTGTGATTTATTTGAAGATTGGGAGAAATATAATAAAGAAGAAAGAGAATCTTTACTAGCTTCTCTGAGTGCATTTAATATCTAG